CGAAGCACAATCCGGTCGCGGTTGGACCGGGAGAAGTACCAGGAAACCTGCAAGAAATATATGTGGGGGTTGGTATGAGACTGAGCTTCCGCCGTGGCGCCGACATCGGCCACCAACTGTTGCAACAACAGATCCTGACGGCGACCTCCGCTCAGGTAGAACGCTGGCAGCGGGACGCCGATGCTGTCTGGATGCTGTACGACGATTGTGTCATCAACGCTGAACAAGCCAGAGCCATGCGGGAACGCCTGCGCGGCCTGATTGAGAAAGGGGTGAAGAAGGTATGAATATGCCCCCCGAGACCATATTATTGGACCGGAGGAACGTCGCGGAGCACCTGCCGGAGCTTGTGCGGAAGATCGCTTCTTCCCCCCTGACGGGGTTCGACATCGAAACCGACAACAGGAACGCCCACCCCGGCATCCTGAAGCTGGAAAGCAAGAAGACCATCTTCGACCACCGTCGGACGGTCATTACAGGAGCCTCCTTCTGGTGTGACGGCGATGAGGTAGCCTATTACCTCAACCTCAACCACGCCGATGCCGAGAACCGTTTGCCCTGGGAATGCCTGAAGGCCTGTCTGGACGCCAAACCCAAGAAAAGCTGGTGGGTGATTCACAATGCCCCCTTCGAGCTGACGATGCTGAAGTCGGTCTATGGTTACGACCTGACGGAAGTGATCTGCTCGATGCAACTGTGCGTGACAGCCTACAACAGCGACACCTACCCCCTGGAAAAGTTCTTCACCCCTGGGATTGGCGGGATCGCCAAGCTCATGCCGGCCATAACCAGAGCCTTCTACGACTACAACGCCGGGGAGCCAATGACGGCGGGGCAGGAAGAGCTTCTGATGAAGGTAGTCGCCAAGGGGTCTGACGCGGAGCACTCCTACAATGGCTACGTGGAGAGCCTTGCCTACGGCTTCGGCCTGAAGCAGGCCGTAAGCTCCTGGTTCGACTTCAAGATGACCACCTACAAGGAGACCCTGCAGGAGCACGGCGCCGAGCGAATGGGGGATCTCACCGGTGAACAGGTGGCGGCTTATGGGGCCGACGACGCCTACTGGTGCCTGGCTCTGTACAAGCGGATCATCCAGTGGCTGATGACGGAGAACCCGCTGGCCATCCAGACGTTCTTCGAGCAGGAAAACCCAATGGTCCACGTCTACTCGGACACCTGGCTGAATGGGTGGAGGGTGGACATTGGGGAGATCCTGAAGAAAAAGGACGACCTGCGGACCCAGTTGGCTGGGGGGCTGCGCGGGCTGAAGGCAGCGATCCGTGAGCTGCTCCCCTTCCCACCGGACATACACCCCAAACTGGCAGACAGGGATGAGTGGTACGCCAAGAACTATACCAAGTACCGTGGTTTGATCGAGGCTTTTGCTTTGAGCCCAGATCACAGCGACGACTATGAGCAGTGCCAGCAGGTGCGCTCCCCCATCAGCAACGGCTGGGCCGAGGAAAGAGGGCGCCGGCTCTCTACCGGGCCAACCATCGGGCACTATATGGTGGTCCGTTCGATGCTGTATGACCTCTGCAGGTTGTCTTATGTGGGGGCGGAGGGGAAGACCCAGTCTGATTCTGACGCCAGAGATACAATGCTGGTCAGGTACTGTACCCAGTGGGCCTCCGAGAGAGGATTACCCCTGGCAGAGGTCTTCAACGAGGACAAGAAACTGGCGAAACACCCAGACCTGGCCTCTGACCCAAGGGTGCGTATCCTGATGGCCTACCAGGGGACCGCCACCATTGAGCAGGTGAGCAAGCTCTACATCAACAACTACATCCACCTGACCGACCCGGAGACGAGCCGGATGTATCCGGTGATGAGCTGTCTGCTCGACACCCGTCGGATGGCTCTGGCCAACCCTGGGGCCAACCAGTTGAGCAAGGACTCCGACACTTCGTTCGTCCGTGGGTTCTTCCTGGCTGACGACGATGACTCCGTCCTGGTGTCGGCCGACTGGTCTACGCAGGAGATAGCCCTGTTGGCCAGCGAGAGCCAGGACCCACTGATGCTGGACGCCTTCAGCACCAGGCCGCCGAAAGACTTCCACACCGCCACCGCAGCCATGTTGGCGGATTGCTCCATTGAGGAGGTGCGCCAACGGGAGGACTTCAAGGAGCTGAGACGAACGGCCAAAAGCTCGACATTCGGCGGGTGGTACGCCCTCTCACTGTGGGGGGTGGGGGCGAAAGAAGGCTGGTCCGAGGAGAAAACGAGGGAGCTGAACGACAAGTATTTCAGCACCTACGACACCGCCTTCCAGTGGGCCAAGGGGGTAATCCACGACGGACGCATCAACGGTTACACCGAACTGGTTGACCACCTGCGGCGTTACCGGTTTGAGGGCACCTCCCAGTGGGCGGAGGCTTGGCGGAGCAAGATGGCCCCTTATGACGTCCCCGGATTTACGGAGGTCATGATCCGCAGGATCCAGAAACGGGTGGGGAACCAGCTGGTTAATTTCCGTATCCAAGGCCTGGCCGCCACGGTGGCTAAGCGGACCATGCTCAAGGTCCGGGAGGACATCCAGGACCGGAAGATCGGGTGGGGGGCCAGGCTCGTGATCTGGAACCACGACGAGGGGGTCTACAGCGTCCGCAAGGAGATACTGGAGGAATTCCTCGACCTCCTGTACTCCAGGATGATCGAGGGTGGGGGGGTAATGCGGAATTGCGTCCTGGACAGCAGCCTCGCAATTGGGCGGAGTTTCCAACCCTACGACCCGGTGAAGGCCCCTAAGGGGCAGGTGGAGCTCTCCGAGATGAATAAGGGCCTACCTTGTGTACCAAAGGAGCGGTGGGGGCAGAGAGCTTCGGCTGAGGAGAGGAGAACAATCGCGGCGTACCTGCTCCAGGGCTAAGAGAAAGCTCTTGTATCAACCCTAACTATTGCAGCCACCCACGAGGCCTACAAGGCGTTGCATATCGCCCTCCACGGGGAGTTCTCCGTCTATGCCAGCCGACCCGAAGCCGAGGAAGCGCCGTAAACGGCCACTGCCATGCCACTGTTGCCTTGGCTGGTGGTTCCCTCACCGCCGGGGGTGCAAGTATTGCGTCGACTACCCCAAGGTCCTCACGGATGAGGACTGGGAAAACCACCCGGCCAACCGCAGGGATAGACAACAACAACGGTGAGAGGCTACCTTCTCACCTCCACCTTTTTCACGAGATGTTACAAAATGCCTGATGAACTCGATCACCTCCAGGAGAACAATAGCTTCGACAAGCAGGTCGAGGCGAACATCGCCAAGGCCCGCGCCGCCGCCCAACAGCCGGTGCTGACTCGCAAGTTCTGCCTGAATTGCAACGAACCGACGAAGGGCGGAGCTGCCTTCTGCGATACTGATTGTCAGGAGGACTACGAAAAAATCCAACGCATGAGGAGCCTGAAACGATGAGCATCCTGTCAGACCTTGCCGAGGCTGAGTATGTCAGCAAGTTCGTCCCGAAGGGTGCCCTGCTGCATCGCTTCGTGGATACCAAGGCCGCCCGCAACAAGGTCTCGGCACAGCCCGCGGACTTCCTGGTAGCGCATAACGGACGTATATGGTTCGCGGAGGTGAAATCCTGCCATGAGAAGGTCAGCTTCCCCTTCAGCGCCCTGCAACGCAGCCAGATGCAGGCCCTTAGCCTGTCGGTGAAGAACGGCACGGAGTACCGCGTCTACGTCAAGAACGAGAACACCCAGGAATGGTACCTCCTGATGGGGGGCCTTATCCTGGACACCCTAAACAAAGGCAAAAAGTCCCTACGTTGGGATGAATTGGAGATGGACAAATGCACGGTGTAACCGCCGCCGATTACGGCGACATCATGATCGACCTGGAGACCGCAGGTACCATCCCCGGCCGGCATGGCCTGCTGCAGATCGCGGCGGTCCGTTTTGATCTGCTTCGGGGCTGGATCGACGGCAACGTCTTCCAGGCCTGCCTGACGATGCCCAAGCACCTGCACTGGGATGAAGGCACCCGCCACTGGTGGTTGCATGAGGACCGCCGGGGGCTCCTCGCCGAGTTGATGGCTCAACAGGAAGACTGGAAGGAAGTCATGGAACGCTTCCACACCTGGGTGGGGAACGGCAAGCCGACGTTCTGGTCAAAACCAATTTCCTTCGATTTTACCTTCCTGTCCAGCTACTTTCACGACGCCGGCCTTGGGAACCCCTTCCACTACCGTCAGGCCAATGACCTTAACAGTTTCATCCGCGCCCGCTACTGGCCGCAGGCACCGGCGTTGAACGAGTACAACATCGGAGAAACCGGTCAGGTCCACAACGCGATCGACGATTGCTTCCACCAGATCAAGTTGTTGATGAAGGTGATGGAGGACACCAAGCGCGATTGAGTAACACTCCACCAACAAAACCGCCCCCCGAGGCGGTTTTGTTCTTTGTAACATAGTGAAACCCCAACCCAACCCGGAGAACCTCCATGATCATGATCCCCGTCGAGTCCTCACAAGTCGCCGCGATCGGCCATGACCCCCGCCGCAACGAGATGAAGGTCAAGTTCCACAGCGGTGGAACCTACCTGTACCGCAACGTCACCACGGCCGAGTTCGAGGCCCTTCGCAAGGCCGAGTCCATCGGTTCCCAGTTCAGCCGGACCTTCAAGAAGGACCCGGTGAAGTATCCCTACAGCAAGGTGGAGGGTTGAGGCCATGCCGATTTACAAACTCCCCCTGGGCGCCGAGATCAATCTAATCGGCGACCCTCATCTGGCCAGAACCTTCCGCACTGGCGTTCCCCTCCACCGCCTGGGAGACCGCGAGGGGATGGTCTGGCAGGACTTCCAGCAGCAGCTTGAGACCTCCGCCGAGGTCACCGTCATCCTGGGGGACCTGTTCGACAAGTTCGTCGTCCCCCCCGAGGCCGTCCTCCGGGCCTCGGAGATCCTGCTGTCGGCCTCCCGGGAAAAGAAGCTGATCTGTATCCTCCGGGGCAATCATGATGCCAGCCGGGACGCCAACAAGAAGTCCTCGTTCGAGCTACTGGAACGGCTCTGCTGGCATGACAGCCAGATCATCTTCGTCAACGATTACAAGTTCCTCTCGGTCAAGGGTGGGGGATACCTCCACCTGTTCGGTTGGCAGCCATTCGTCTCAGCAGCCGACGCCGTCGCCGAGGTAGCCAAGGGTTGGGACCCGAGCGAGCGGGACCCTCTGTCTCAGATCTCCACCGCCTTCGGCCACTGGGACATCACCCAGCACGGCGAGGACACCCACAACCTGATCCCGCTGGAACAACTGGCCAGCCTTGGCGTCAAGACCGTCTACACCGGCCACATCCACAAGGCCGAGCGGTTCACCCGCAACGGCATCACTGTCGAAGTGGTGGGGTCGATGCAGCCGTATGCCCACGGCGAGGAGGGGGAGGGCAGCATGCTTTACCTGACGGTGACGCCGGAACAGGCCGAGGACATGCTGAATGGCGATGAGGACATCTTCATCAACAGCAACGTCCGGATCCTGCTGATCGACGGCGCCGAGTATCCTCGCGAATTCAACTGCCTGTCGAAGACCTACAAGCGCGTCCATAGTGGCGAGGCCAAGGTCGACGAGGAAGGCAACCCGGTGGCCGCCTACGACACGTTCGACGTCCGGACGATGATCAGCACCACCCTCACCGAACACAAGGTTTCCGACGCCCTCCAGGCCCGGATCAGCACTACCCTGATGGAGAAGTTGAGCCATGCTTAAATCCCTGAAGATCGACGGTCACTATGTCGACTATTCCCAGCATAATCCCTTCGAGTTCGGCGTCGGCACGACGCTGATCACCGGCCGCAACGGTCGCGGGAAGTCAAGCGTAATAGAGATGATTCGCTTTGCGCTTTTTGGCACGGCTGCCCTTCGCCGCCCGGCGTCGGACTACAAGAAGCTGGACGTCGAGCTGGAGTTCACCGTCCGTGATACCGACTATCGCGTCAGCCGTTCTCCGAAAGGAGCCTGGCTGTTCAAGGGCGATGAGCAGATCGCCTACGGCACCACCCCGGTCAATGGCGCCGTTATCGGTATCTTCGGCTACGGCCTGAAGGTGTTCGACATCGCCAACTGCTGTAACCAGAACCAGGTCATGGCGTTCAGCGACGGCATGAAGCCGACGGAACGCAAGGCCCTGATCGACCAGACCATCGGTCTGGCCGCGATCGACGAATTGACCAAGGAGTTGGGGGATGAGGCCCTGTCCTTTGGCAAGGAGCTCAGCTTCCTGTCCAGCCGCGCCGTGGCGCCGGTGGAACCGGAGAAGCCTGAGCCCTACTTGCCGGTGGAAGACATCCGGGCCGCCATGGCTGATCTTCGGGAGCGAGCCAATCGCCGGGCGGTGTTGATCAACCGGCTGGCCCAACCCGCCGTGGTTGAGCCTTCCCCCGTGGACCCCCAGTTGGTCATGTTGGGGCAGTCCGTGGACCCGGAGGGGGTCCGGCAGCAACTGGAGAGCATCAACAAGGCACTCACGACAGCCTCCATCCTCGCCGGCCGGTTAGGGTCGGAGCCTGTCAAGCCCCAAGAGCCGACGGTTGTGGATCTGCTGGGGCATAGCCTGGATGATCTGAACCGCTCGATGGAATCCCGTATCCGGTTCAACGATATCACCCGTCGGCTCGCCAAGCTGGAACTTCCGACCATGACGCCGGCGGACACCCAGGCCGCCCGGGCCCACCTGGACTTGTGGAATCGCTTTCAGCAGAAGCAACAGCTCCTCAAGCAGGGGGATACCGAGTGTCCGCATTGTCACGGTACCTTCCCTAACGCCCACAAGGCTCTGGAGCATTATCAGGACGTCCCGGATAACGTCGACCGCCCGGTGTGGACAATCGACCACCTGGCCCGCCAGGAGCGCCTGCAGGGGAACGTCGAGGAACATGCTGAGCTCACCGCCCAGGCGAATGCCGTTCATGCCCTGTTCATCCAGGGAGATGCAACCCTGCTTGCCCAGTGGACCCAGGCTCAGGCGGAAAGCCGTGAGTACGACAAGAAACTGGCGGCTTATGAGGAACGCCGGGCGGCGTATGAGCAGGACAAAATCGCTTTGGCTTTGCTCAAGGTTCCGGCACTGCGGAAGCAGAAGGATGAGCTGGAGTACGACCTGAAGATGCACACCGACTGGAGCGCCAAGGCCTCCCGTTATGAAGCGGACCTTGGGCGTTACAAGGCGGATCAGCAGGCCCGTGTTGAGTTTACCGAGGCCCTCGCTGCGATCCCCGACCCCGCTGGGGACCTCCATAACCTGGAGATCCTGCTGATGCGGACCAGCGCCTATGAGACCGCTTACACGAACTATACAAAGCAGCGGGAGGTGTTCGAAGCGGACATCGCTAAGATGTCAGAACTGGAAGTGAGCATTGCCGACCTGAAAGCCGGAAAGGCCGCCCTGACCGACCTGAAGGCTCGCATCAAGTCGCACCTGCTCCCCTCCCTCAACACCGTCGCCAGCTTGTTGTTGAACGAGATGACGGGGGGTGAAATGAGCAAGGTGGAACTGGATGAGGCCTTCAACATCACGGTCGATGGTTTCGCCATCGAGGCTCTCTCCGGGTCCGGCAAGGCCGTCGCCAATCTGGCCTTGCGCCTGGGGCTGGGTCAGGTCCTGACGAACCGGGTGTTCAGCGTCTTCCTCGGGGATGAGCTTGACGCCTCGATGGATGAACAACGCGCCGGATACCTGATGGCTTGTCTGGGCCGCCTGCGTTCGCAGGTAGCCCAGATCCTGGTGGTGACGCATAAGCAGCTCTCCGCCGACCACATCATTCAACTCTAAGGGGCACCCCATGACAGCAACAATCAGCGCGGCACAACGGAAGGAGGTCCTGAAGGCCCTCCGCCAGGAATTCCTCACCCCGGTGGAACTCGGCCGGCGTTTTGGTTTGCCGATGAGTGACATCCACCAGATTGTGGGGGAAACCCTCGGGCTCTCGTCCTCCTACCCACACATCGTCAGCATTCGTCCCCGGGAAGCCGGGGTCTGGCCCAACCGGCATGGCCTGGCGATCTCGGCTGCCAAGGAATTGCACGACAATGGGGTCGGGAACCTGACCTATTTCTACGGGAAAGACCTGCTGGTCATGTATTGCTTCCCGCGGGCAGCCAAGATCAGCCGCAAACCCTGGTTCTTTGGAGCGTGACCATGAATGAAATTGCCCCCAGCCGCAAAGTCAGTGGCATAGGGTTAGTGAATTCCCTCCTCAAAGCCGCCAACGGCGGCGATGAGGAGGGACCGGTTGCCCGTTATATGCGGGAGAAGAAGCTCCGGAAGGCCAAGAGGTGGTTGAAAGCGAGGAACCTGAAATGAGCTGGATCCTGTTGAACAGTGGCGGAAAGTTCCGCTTCGACGACCCCTGGTTGTCGACCTTCACCCTCACCGACATCATCCTCGGCCTGGCCCGTATCAACCGCTTCAACGGGCAGACACGGGTGCCGTACAACGTCGCCCAGCACTGCATCAACGTCAGCTACCTTGTGCCCAAGAACCGGGCCTTGGCAGCCTTGTGGCACGACGCCGCCGAGGCCTTCACCGGTGACATCACCACCCCGATGAAGCAGATGCTGGGGACGGCATACAAGGATCTGGAGGGACGGATTGAGCAGGCGGTTTTCGGCAGGCTCAACGTCAATCCCTACCACATCTCCATCAAGAACGCCGACCTGATCATGTTGGCGACCGAGCGGGAACTGCTGTTCGAGCGGGATACCGGGGAGGTCTGGGATTGCCTCCTGGGTGTGGAGCCCTTGGAGTTGGAGGAAGTCCCCTGGGACTGGAAATACTTCAAGATCGGAGCGACGGATGAACAACAATCCATCGAGTTTTTTAACGCACGACTGCAGGAGATTCTGAATGGCTAACCCTAACATCTACGCCGAGGTCATTGAGGACACCATCAATGGCACGGCCCGCCTCACGACCCTAAAAATCCGGTATCACCGGATGATCCATGCCGAGGCACTTCGTCATAGGACCTTCAGCCGCGGGGCTGCCAGCAGCCGAGCTATTCCTGTCGCCAAGATGGCGGCCAGAGCCACCGCCGAGCCCTTGCACTGGGGTTTGAACCAGGCGGGTATGCAGGCCTCCACCGAGCTGTCAGGCTGGCGTCTGTGGGCCGTCAAGAAGGTCTGGAGGCTATCCCGCCGGGTGGCCCAACGCCTCTCCAGACTTCTGGCCTGGCTTGGTGCCCACAAACAGATCGCCAATCGGTTGACGGAACCCTATCAATGGATGGAGGAGGTGATCTCGGGCACCGACTGGGACAACTTCTTCAACCTGCGGGCGCATGATGCCGCACAACCGGAGATCAGGGAGATCGCCGAAGCGATCCGTGACGCCCTCCAGGCTTCGACCCCACGGCGACTTCCGAAGGGGGACCATGGCCCTGAGAGTGTGGATAACTGGCACCTCCCATTCATCACGGAGGCAGAACGGACCATGGCTAAGGTTGGGAAGTATGATTCCCGTGGGGAGCTCTATAACGCCATCTTTCTGGCGAAGCTTTCCTCCGCCCGCTGTGCTCGTGTCAGCTATCTGAATCATGATGGTTCGGAACCGGACATCGCCAAGGACCTCGGGTTATTCGGACGCCTGACGGCGGACCCGAAGGCTATTCATGCTTCCCCCATGGAGCACTCTGCCTACGCCCTGGGGAGTTCTGGTTTACGAAACCGTAATTACCGCGGTTGGAGACAGTTCCGTGCCGTTGTCGAGGGCCAAGAATATGACGACTAAAACCCTCCCCCGCCTGATCCTGATCAGCAGCCTCACCGGGCCGCAGAGCGGGAAGTCCACGATCGCCTCATATCTGGAAAATGAGTATGGTTACCAAGTGGTGAGCTTCGCAGCCGGTCTCAAGCTGATGGTACAAACCCTTCTGCTGTTGTGGAATGAAGGGGATGCCGAGATGACCGAGCGGCAAGTCTATGGTGACCTGAAGGAGACCCCAATCTTCGGGATGGGTGAGAATAACCCTGTGACGGCAAGATGGTTGATGCAGAGCTTGGGGACGGAATGGCGCAACCTGGTCGATCGTGACCTTTGGGTGAAACTGACGGTCAGGGAGGTCAGGGACTGCTGGCGGAAGGGTTTCGTGGTTGTCATCGACGACCTACGGTTCCCCCATGAGTATGAGGCTCTCAAGAGGGAGTTCGGAGCCTCCATGATGCACCTGACCGTCACCCGTCTGGACAACCTCTACCAGACCGTCAACCATGCCAGTGAGGACACCAGCTGGATCAACATGGACAATACAGACGCCAGACTGGTGAATGGTACGGACGTCAACGGGTTGCTGGACAAGGTCGACCTTGCCCTTAGCAACTGGGGTCCGTCGGAACCCTCTGACAGTAATCCGACCAACCAATAGGTTCATCCATCACCGGCCCAAGGACGGGCCTTCCCCTCTCTGCTACACACGCCGCCAGGGCTATTGCCAACCCTGCAGCCGCCGCCATTCGCTTCCACATAACATCCCCTCCCACTCATAGTTCAAGACCTCCGGCGGCATCGGTGAAGGGTACCGGTTGTCGAGGATGTACCCCCCGCGATCCGTCATCACCCACAGGACACAATGCCCGACGTCGTTTCCATACCGACAGGTAACGAGGGCAAGCTTGCTGATGTCCCACCCCGCCGCCAACAAGTGCCCCCGCTTGGCCAAGGCATAATCCTCACAATCCCCAAAACGCCCGGCCGGAACCCAATGTTCCGGTCGTTGGTATTGCTCCATGTCTGTCCGGTAGGTGACGGAGTTATTCACCTCGGCGTTGATGGTCTCGGCGAGCTTGTAATCATGCCTCATTGCTCGATACCTTCCCATCGGAATCCAACAGCGGCAAGATGAAGCGGGACGCCGCCGGGTAGGTCGACGGCCAGCGGTAACCGGAAGCGCGTTCCCGTTTGAAGGGGCGGATACAGACCATGTCGCCTTGATTGCCACCCAGGACCATCAGGTTGTCATGCTGGTCACGACCGACTACGAAGCCAACATGACCTCCACCCTCCCGCTCGAAAATGACGATACAACCATAGGCGGGCCTGTCCAACTTCACAGGGAGCTCCAGGTAGGCCTTGGCCCGATACCAGTCCTCAGGGACAGGCAACTTGGCGGCGGATAGGCACAACCGGGCGAAACTTCCGCACCAAGGGACTGCCGAATCATCGGCCTTCCCCAGCCACGGCGCCAGCGTGACCCACAAGTTGAGGATCCAGTTGTTCGACTTGGGCCCTGGAACCTCTTTCTGCCCAATATGTTTGCGGGCTTCGGCGATCCACAACAGTTCAGGCAGCATCAGTGATTCCCCTTGAGTTTTTCCCACCCCTTGTGGCCGTGGAGAGGGTCCCATTCAATGAACAGGATTGTCAGCACCAAGGCGATCAGGGCCAGCCACCAATGGGGTTGGGCTTGCACCAGCAGACCGCAAAAACCCAGAGTGGAGGTGGCGATATAGAGCATTCGCAACCAGATGGGTGTCTTCCGGTTCATGTGATTCAGCACCCAAAGGGACTTTTCCATGACCAGGAAGGCGCAGAGGGCAAAGATGATGGTAGGGAGATAGGCCATGGCGTCACCGTTTGACAAGGCGTTGGAGGAACTTTCGCGGGGCCTTCTTGAACTCCTCCCCCAGGGTCATGATGCCAGGGATGATCCCCATGGCAAGAATCCCCAACAGGAACCCAACGCCGCCGTGGATGGCGGCCGGAATGGAGAGGTAAAAGCCCAGCACCGGGGTCAGGTAGTTCGCCGTCAAGCTCCCGGAAGCCAGCGCGAGCGCCAGGCGTAGTTTACCCAAGGGGGTTTCCAGGAAACTGAGGGTGACGGCAGTGCCCAGGAAGCCGCTGATGGCTACCGCGTATTTGGTCTTGAGCAGGCCAAGCGTGGTGGTGATCGAAAACGGCTCGGACATTTTGATAATTCCTGACCTGACAAGTTGTGTCGTGAGTTTACAGAACACCGCTTGAGATTTCTAGGAACTGTACACCACTTTCAGTGGCAACTTCCAGAGGTCCTCCGGGGTGACCCGATGGACAGCAGAAGCCCGAATAAGCGGGGACCCAGCCTGTTCGAACATCCAGGCAACATATTCGCTGCACCACCAATCGCTGGGATCCTGCCAGTTGCGGTTGAGGGAGAGACCGAGGATGCCCCACCAGTCGTACTTCTTGCCTAACTGGGACTGGCCGGCGGTCTTCAGCTTCTGGAATGTTCCACGTGGAACATTGACCTCGACGATGCAGTATTCCGTGGAGCGTTCGATCAGCTTGTCCAAAGGGGTCTTGGTAACGCCATGGGCACCGGTGGCTTCGAGGATCGTAGCGGCATCACACATCAGGGCGACATGCGACCAACGCCCCCGGGTGACGGCGCGGATCAGGGGGGAGAGGGGAAGGCGGCTGTTGCAGAACACCAGGTACACCTGTTCCATTTTACTCTCCGAAGATAGGAGGCCAACCGGTAGTGAAGTCGTAGGTGTGGGGATCCTCGCTCTGGTAGACCGCAAGGCGATGTTGTTCAGCGACAGCGAAGATCTGGGTGTCCTGGGTGAGAACAGCGACGAAGATTCCCGCTGACAGCGCCGGCGTCATCTCGACGAAGCTTCCGTCCATCGTCTTCCACATCAACCCCTGGGGGATGGCGTTCCCCAACATTCGCAACCCCAGATGCTGGACACGGCTGGGGGCATCGGTGTGGAACCATTTTCCTGAGACCTCGACCCCCCCGTCCTTCCTGCTGTCCCGGCGAGCCTTGATCTGCTCCCACACCGGTTGCCTGGCGGCGGCCAAGGCAACGAGGTCCAGGACATAGACACCGTCGGTATTGAGGTAGTAGAACGATCCAGGACAGCGAACAGGTCGATACTCAAGACTGACGTCATCCTCCGCCAGCCAGAAGTTGAAAGGCTGGCGGAGGATGGTGGTGAGCTGAGGGTGATCGGTGATGTCGAACTGGCCCTCATGGGGCGTTGACACCACCTGACACCCCTGTCGACCCTGAAGAACCAGGTAGCTCGACATGAAGGGTTACTCCCAGCTCGCGTCGATGAACACCCCACCCGTAATCGTCGGGTAGATTGTTGCTGCCCCGGCGGGGATCCGCAGGATGATGTGGAAGTATTCCCCGGCGTTGACCGCCATGGGTTGTTCGAAGGTTTGTTGAATACGGCGCAGTTCGGTGCCGACCACGGCGGTGGTGAGAACAGCTTGTATACCCAAAAAACCCTTGCGAGGGAGCTTGGTACTGGTGCTCTCTGACGCAGCCAGGGAGACAGCCATTGAGCCGAAGGCGAAGCCCCACTCAAGAACCGTAGCCACCGTTGGGGTACCTGCTACGGCTGACACGAAGGCATCAATGGCTACCCCCCGAACAATCAGGGTCCGACCCATATTCGTCAGGGTTCCAGCGGGCACCTGATAGGCAAACAGGGCATAGTCCGTATTAGCACCTGCCAAAGCGACAAAGCTGAATAGCCCACCCAGGGTGGTGTAACCCGCCGCGGTGTTTGACAAAGTCGCAGCAGCCGGGGCCCCGCTGTTCGTCCAGTTCGTGGTCTGGCCTCCGGTACCCACCCCAGTGACATGCTGTTGACCAACGTCGCCCTTGAGGGCAGCCAGATGGGTGCTGTCGCGGTTGCTCAAACCCCCCATGGTGGCGCTTACGATCTTGGAGACATAGACCTTTTGGGCGATACCCACCGCGGCGTTATTGTAGATACGGACGAAACCCGGGAAGCTCTCACCGGCAGCGGGGCCCGTACTGTTGGGGGGGGCAGCAATTGAGCCGACAGGAACTTCATTGATAAAGAAGGTTACCGAGCTGCGGCCGATAACGACCAAGAAGTCCTGGAAATCCGTCGGGTTACTATAGGTGAGAACCGAAGTGGTGGACTCGGAACCCCCATTGGAGATCGTAACCCCCCGCAGTTCACCCGCCGAATTGAGGCGGAAGAAAACCCCCATGCTCGGGTCAGCGGAAGTAGACGCAAGGCCCAACCCGAAATCGACGGTTGTGTTCGCCACGGGGGGTTGATCGAGGCGAAGGCGCACCCCCCACACCCGGTCCGCGCCCCGCTCAGCCTTGAAGGTACGGTGAGTCCTGAGCTGGATATGGGCCGCAGAGGTGGTGGTCCCTGCGGTATTCAGCACCATCAGGTTGTTGGCAATCGAGGACGTCATGGTAGACGAGGCTTGGAGAACGTGCGAGGTACAGACCGCGCTGGCGACGAAGTTCAGGTCGAAGTCGATTTCGACTGCGGCAGTGCCCAGCAACCCCTGACTGGAACCCGTGATGGAGCCAGTGTTACTAGGGCTGGTCAGGTCAGGCTTACCCACCAGGAAGACAGCCCCGGCGTTGGTGCCATCCGTGGGGGGTTGGACAAGCTGTCTACCGCTGGAGTTTACATCCGCGATATAGGTCCCGGCGGCGTTGGTAATGAGAGCCATGGTGGTTACCCCAGTAGGTAGTTGACCCGGAACTTGCCGGAGACAAAATTCGGAAAGGCATCGGCGTACAGGGTGAACTCCCCCGTACCCGCGGCGGCTCTGAGAAACAAGAAGTCCATTTCATTCTCATCCTGCGACTTCCCTGTAGCCGCCTGGGCGCTATGCCCGATCAGGATCAGGGTCGTTGGCGAAACATCCACGTCCACGATGGTGAAGGTCTTGCGCTTGGTGGCAGCCGCCCCAAAGTCGATCTCGACCGACTTGATGACAGCCGAGCCTCCGGTGACCTCGACCTCTTCGAGATCACCGCTGGCGGAGACCGCAACGACCTTGGTCATTTAGGCGATCCGGCGGACACGGGTACCGGCGTTGGTGAACTGCAACTCGGTGGCGCTGATCGCCGGGCCGATTTGCTGGAGAAGAACGCCGGCGCCAGTGGGGACGGTCTGCGTGATCGCTCCGGCGGCTCCAAGGAAGCACATCCCCTCCGGGGTCAAGCTGGACAAGCCCGTAATCGTCGCTTCGAAGTTGACCGTGATCGGTTGACCGGCGGTACCCCCATTCGCTGCCCAGCCCTCGGCGGCATGGCCTCCGGAGACGCTGGAGGCGTTCGCGACGGTGCCATCCGACTTGAAGTAGACCAGAGCTTTGGCAGCGATCGTCTCGAAGGCGTTGCCAGTCTTGACCTCGGCGGCAACACCCGCGGGGAGCATGTCAGCCGTCAATCGACCGTCGGCGGCGCTAAGGACGGGGATACGACCCTCGTTGCCTGCACCCCCGGCGGTGGCTGGGGCCTTCTCAGTGATCGCTCCAGTGGTGTCGTCCAGAAACAGGAACTTGTCAGCCATCGCGTGTTACCTCTTGATACCGGGGGTGATGTGAATCATCACGGTGGTGGCAGAAACTGCCACGCCGATCTGTTGGATAAATGTAAGGGTACCCGGAAGCGGAGCATGAATCAACTCGCCTTGAGCCCCCAGGAACAAAGGCTTCCCCTCTGTGAAGGTCCAAGCCGTATTAGTTAGATAGCCGCTGCTCACAATGTCGATTGACGCCCCCGGGGCTCCCGTCCGGACTGCAACCCCGACGGTCTTGCCGAAGTCCAGGGGGTCCTCGGCATCAGTCACCCGAAACAAACCTAAGGCATCCTGAGTGACGGCATATCCGGAGGTAATCCCCACTGCTCCTACAACCCCACTAATCTGGGTGTTGACTTCAGGCTGTCCAGGCAGTGGGGTTCCTGCCGTGTACAAGGGGAGGGGATCCCCAAGGACGGTCCCAGTCACAACCCGGAAGACCAGGGTGACGGGAGTGGCCAGCCGGAACTCAATGAACCCCGACAGGTCGGTCAGGAAGGAGGCCGAGCGTGGCTCGTCGTCAAGATTGAAGACGGGGGCCGGGGTGGTACCATCCGCCAGATAGACGACAACCTGCTTCAAAGGCAGGGGTTGAAAACTGGCATCCAGACACGGAAGACGAAGTTGGTACATGATAAAAAGCCCCGGAGGTTCCGGGGCAGTTTAACAGGGGCGCACGGCCGGCTCAACGGCTATGGACTTTGAAGTTATCCAAGTAGCCGGAGTAGCGGTTGTCGTTGCTGCCTCCCCCTACCAGGAAGCTGTTGAGGCCCACACCACTGGTGGGTTGAGAGCCTTCGCTCCAGACTGCGGTGTCCCCAATCTCCTCGTTGAGGTAAAGGTTCCACGTGGAACCTATCCGTTCCACCATTAGGTTGTTCCAAGTGGTGGTGGCATCCGGAATAATCACCTCCAAGGCCATATCCGTGTTACCCACCCCTCTTAGATATGCGACGATATCGGGGCCGGAGGTTCCCAGCTTTAGCGTGAGACCGAAGTCATTGCTCCCCGACTTCATCCATACATAGTCATTCCCGACGGCCGTCGGCCTGATGTCGCAGGAGATCCGAAAGTCCTTGGCGGAGAAGTCGAACTCGACATGGTCGGTGTTGTACCCATCGGAGAAGACCCGGCCATCCTGGTTGGTGTAAAGGCTATAGCCTCCCTCAACCGACTGGGCCGAACTGGTCGTCGCCCCATAGTTCACCGGAGTGTGACGGCCGGCACTGTCGTCGAAGTTATTGTTGAAGCGCATATCCAGCAGGAGCGTCCACGAAGGGACCCCCTGCTGGGCACTGATGACCCCCAGTGGAATCCTCATCACTGCGCTCCCACAACGATCCAGGTGGTGTCGTCCTTGGACATGAAGGTCTTGACCTCATACTGCTGGGTGAAGACTGCCGCCCCCTCCAGAATGGCCCCTCCCGTTCCCGTAGCAGTAACCACCCCTGTGCCCCCCTGCCGGACGTTGATCTGCTGGCTTTGCCCGGGGGTCATGCCCAAGGAGAGGGGGGTAGGGAACTCCACGGTCACCGGTGAGGCTGACGTCGTGTTCCACATGAAACCGCCAGGGTAGGTGAACTGGGAGGCCTCCACCACCACGGTGGTGTTAGCTGTGTTCACCAACACGGTGGTCGCCGGGGGGTTCACATAGCTGGAACGCTCGACAATCAACCGGGTGTTGAAGTTGGAGGTGCCCCAGACTGGATCTGAGACGACCCGCAGGATATCTCCGGGGTAAACAGGGCGAGGTGCAATGGCCCCACCTACCGTCAGTTCGTCTATCCGCCCCACCTCTCCCGTGATGTGGACCCGGATGTTGTCCCGAAAGCGAGAGTCCACAGCCGTGGTGACAACATTGAAAGTCTCCGAAGTCAAATCGCCGGTATTGATCGAAATGATACCGGCGTTGTCGTGGCGCCCGGAGAGCGCCTCGGGGTAAGTGGCACCATCAACCGCTATGACCTCCCATACTCGGGGTCTACCCAGTTCGATAATCTCCACCGAGGCTTCCCCGAGAGTGCTCAGGAAGACCTTGAAATTGGTGTATGGCAGGTCGGCGGCCCGCATGTGGAGGGGGTCGACGCCGAAGGCGTCCAGCTTCAACGTCAGGTGGGAGACCTCCTCGGAGGAGGTCGTGAAGCGTAGGATGAAGGAGACATCCGTCGCGACGTTGGAGGGGAACACCAAGAAGGCGTCGTCATAGCTCAGGTCAATTTCCAGAATCTGACCGTCACCGACCGAGGGTTCAATCGGATAGGGCGTCTCCGCTTCATAGGTGTAGTCCGGAGGGAGGGTCAGTTGGGTGACTGCGAGGGTGCAGTCCGCAGCGCCTCCGCCACCCCCTTGGTCTGGGGCACCAAGACGGCACAGCACATGCCAGAGCCCTTCCACCTTGAACCACAGGTTCTGGTTGAGGGTATCCCGATAGTAGAAACCGTCCTCGCCGTTGACGTTGAGGGGGTTCCCGGCGCCATGCTGGATGGTGGTGCCGATGCCATCAGGGGCGTCATCACGAAGGTTTCCGACAACCTCCCAGGTTCCCCCGGACTTGAACCAGAGGTCCTGATTGGAGGTATTGCGGTAGTGGTCACCGTCAACGCCATCAGAGTTGAGGGGGATGCCGGTGCCGCTGTGAAAAATACCCGTTGTAGTCGCCATGAGGGGGTCTCCTGAGAGTTAGACTTCAAAGATTCCGAAGAACCAGATGTTACCCTTCGCGCTGTAGATCCCGCTGGCGTCACAGGGGATGTTATCCCGGTTGACATGCCCAACGAGGGTGCCAGGGATAATGGCAGGAAGGAGGACGTCTCGGTCGTAGTTGAAGCGCATCTCGCTGGTGGGAACCGTGACATATGCCCCCGCGGCGTCCCGGACGTAGACATGGAAACCGTAGGTGCTGATACTTGCAGCATCCACCACATAATGGAACATCGTCGCCGACTTCAGGCTCTGGACCTGTACGAACTGGGTCGAGCCGGAGTGGGGGTGAAAGATTTCCAGATGATCCGTCTGCCAGATGGCCTTAACCATGGTGATGGTGCCGCCGCTGACCCAGGCGTTCACAAAGGCACTAGGAAGGCCAGTCGTGGTGTCATTCCCCAACACGATATACCCCACACCTACAGAGTGGATATACCACTGGCTATTGGCTTCTGTCGTCCCCACCACTGAGGCAACATCCACGACCATTCCCGCGTAGAGGTTGTGGCTGGCGACGTTCAGCCGGATCTTGCCTCCGCTATTCTGGGCACCAGTGACGGTGTAGGCAGCGGGGTAGGCAATCTGGGTATTCACTGAAGGTTTCCCAGACGCCCAGCTGATCCCGCCGATACAACCACGGCGGTAGGTCAGGGTGAAATCAGATTTGGTGCTGGTGACTGTCCAGAAGCCATTGTTACCAGAGCCGCAAACGGAAACCGGAGATCCGTTCCCCGAGGTATGACTCTGGGTACCATGCGTAACGACAATCGTGCCGGCGTTGGGGTCGATGGTCTGGGCCGTGATCTCAAGCCCCAGTTGGGTGATGCTCTTGATCGGGGTCACGAGGTCGCTGGCGACGATTGCTCCTCCGAAGGCGCCATAGATTTCGATAGTCGCCGAGCTTTTACCTACACTCGACCCCATCCGCATGCCCCAGTTGGCAAAGGTCTCATCCGGCCAAGCGGAGAAAGCTCCAATATTAACGGCGGTGAAGTCGTAGGTGATCTCCAGGTTTCCGGAACCATTGACAGCCACTGAGGCTACATTAGTGGGTCGGTGGTTGGCGTCGTCGATAAACTCCCAACCTGCACCGGCGCTGGCCTGACGCAGCACACCACTGACGATCTTATAACGCTTGTTGGGGTTCCCCAACATGGAGTGCCCCTGCTCGACACGGAAGATCTTCGTGGTGTTGTCATACAACCACACAAAATCCCCAACCTGGGCGAAGACGCCGCCATAGGATCCGCTGGAGGTCACCACCTCGTAGACGGTATTGTCGGCTGCCCCCACCGGTAACAGGGCCTCTCCAGTCACCTGAAAGGGGGTCTTGCCGCTATCGGAGGTAGCAGGGTCGAAGGTCAGGCTTCCCGCCGAGAAACTCGGGGTCGCCGAGGTGAACAGCAGAACCACCGCAGCCTTCAGGGTATTCGAGGTAGGCATCCCGGTAGTAGTGATGGCCGGAAGGGTACTGATCGACCCGGTGTTCCGCTGAGCCTGCAGCTCCTTGGTGGCCAGGTTGAGCCCCACATAGAGGCTGTCCCCATCCACCAGGCTCAGGTTGACGTCGGCGCCGGCGGTAACCACGTTGTTGGCGATCGTCTGAACAGACACGAAGCCTGGAGTGGATACCCGGTTGGAGACGAAGCCCCCCCAGACATCGTGGGTAGGAGTGTTGCCATTCAGTACAGCAATCAGGTCTGTCAAGGTAGCGCCGGAGTTGATGATCGCAAAGCCATAGCTATACAGGTTTCCGCCGACAACCGTAGGTTTGATCAACTCCGCCCACTGGGTGCCAGATCCCGTCAAGGGGATACCGTCCTGGGTTTCCACCCCCGCGATATAGTACGTGCCTCCACCGGGGAGGCTTCCCACTGCGGGGGTCAGGGTGAAGGCGGGGTCTGTTCCACCGAAGGTGGCTCCCGTAGCCAGAACGGGGGCCAGCTGGGTTTGGGCTCCCGTCATGTTCCAGGTAGAGATCGTGACAGTTCCATCCTGGACACCCAACCAATTGCCGACCTGGGTCCAGGAACCGCTGGCCTTGTAGTAGATGTCCTCGGTGTTGGTATCCCGATAATACTGACCGTTGGAGCCGGTGGGGGCCGATGGTGCCCCGGCCCCCGTCAGGAAGGTCGTCCCGGTGTCCACGGCATCCGCCCAAGTACCGATCCTGGTCCATACTGCTGGCCCCTTCCGGTAGATATCCTGATTGGAGGTATTGCGGTAGTACTGACCCTCATCGCCATCACCATTGTCAGGGACACCTGCTCCCTCCAGGAAAGGGGTTCCGGGGGAGATCGGGACAGCGCCTACCCCGAGGTTGGCGATAAGGCCCCAGGTACCAGACTGCTTAAACCACAGGTTCTGGTTGGTCGTGTCCCGATAGTAGAACCCGTCCTCCCCATTAGCATTAAGCGGCACTCCGGCGCCCTGCTGGAAGGTGGTACCGATGCCGTCAGGGGCGTCATCGCGGAGGTTTCCGACAACCCCCCAGATTCCGGACACCTTGAACCAAAGATCCTGGTTGGAGGTATTGCGGTAGTGATCCCCATCGACACCATCGGCGTTGTTAGGGACACCCGCTCCACTGTAAAAATTTCCGGGGGTGAGAGGCATCGCAGAGTCTCCTGAAAGTTGCCCTGTATTAAATCATAAAAGGTTGGCTAGGGGATAACCGTCCCGATAACCCGGTCGGTGTAGCTCCCCTGGAAGGTAATCCTGGAATACCCCTTGACCGCCACGCCGCGCGCCCCGGCTTTTCCCGCCCGACCAATAGCATTAACCGACCCAGAGGCGTCCGCCAACCAGTAGGTGGAAGTCCCAGCGGGGTTTCCCTTACCGTTATTCTCGAACCACGCTCCTCCGTCTCCTCCGGGAGCAGCCGTAATTCGATAGGCATTCTCAAAAATAGGCACACCATTCTCATCCACTGCCCCCGCTCCACCCTCCCCCGGGGTATCCCGCGTGGCGTCAGAGCCCGCTCCGCCACTCTTGGTGGTGATCCCAGTGGGGAGTTGGGCGAGGACCGAGAATTGTCCAGCGAGTTCCGCAGCGTCGAATATCCCTGCAGCTCCCCCCGCCCCGAAGGGAACCCCGCCGCCGCCGCCAGCACCGGCTAAGCCGCGTGGGGTGTTCCCGGAGAAGAAACCAGGGCCATGGTCATAACTGACAACGCCCCCCGAGCCAGCTCCACCCCCAGATCCCCCAAGGATATAGCTATCTGGGTGCTCAAAGGAAACAGTGATTGGGGTTTGAACCCGTAGGGCTTTCCCACCGGTTCCGCCTGGTTCTGGCTCTTGTCGATAGACAAACCCATACTCGTAGCCCCGGAAACTTGTCTGTCTCCCTGGGACTCCGAGGTAGAGATTGGTATAGTCGTGGGTGTTGGGGCCATTGCCAACATAGCCTATGAAGGCGGTACCACCGCGACCACCCTTACCTCCGAGGCCGGAGACCTTTCCCCCCTGCATCCGCAGTTTGGGGACAACCCCTTTGGGCCAGCTTCCTGTTTCAACCGCATAAACCGCGGTGCTAGAACCACACAGCAACACCCCGGCGGCGACGATGAACTCGACCACCATCCCCTGCTTCGGCAAGCCATAACGCAGGTAGAATTCGTTGTAGAGGTTGACATTGAACTTATCGGCGCCGAAGACAATTTGATAGCGATTGTTCACTGCCAATAGGTCGTGAAGGTACTTGTCCTTGCTGACCTCCAGGGCCGTCAGACGGAGCAGTTCCCCCTCGCTTTCCTGATCCTCAATAGCCAAGACACGGAATGGGTGCAGGGTGTACTCAGCGGTCACGACAGCGAACTGGGCATAGGGAGGGGCGTAGGGAGGGAGGTCCCCCTGAATCGTCAGCTCCGTCGCCGGGTTGTTATTCCCCCGGACGATGACTGTTGCTACGCCGGTGTAGGTCTGGAGCTTGAGGGTATGGTTGACCCCGGTCTCCAACGGTAAGGGGTCACGGAGCCGGATCGTTCTCCCCTGGAGCTGTTCAATACGACCGGTCAGGGTTCCCCAGAGCATGTCAGGGTCCGCCAGGTAAATGATCTCGAAAGGTTCAAACAGGGCCCCCAGGCGCGGCAGGCTACAGGTGACCGTGGTGATCTCGGTATTGGCCATGATCAGCCTCCGGAGAGCCCGGCGGACAGCCTCATCTTCATTGGTACAGCCTACCGCCACGAAGTCCATGGGAACCCTACCGTTGCGCTCTCTCAGCTCCAGGCCATAGGGGTCGGTCGAGGACGGTACCTGACGACGATCCTCCACCCAACCCAGGCCGGGGTTGACGAAGGAAACGGTGATGTCATTGACCCGGCTGGAGACCTCACTGAAGGAATACTGAAACCCCTCCGGGGAGATGCACTCTGGCGTCACCAGCGTGGTTGGCTCATTCCAGACATCCACCTTGAGGCTGATCTGGCCGTTTCCATCGTCATACCAGACAGCGTCGAAGGCCCCGGCGACGTAATCGAGGACCTCTGGGCCGGGTTGGACTTCGGACAGAACGGCGTTGAACGTGTAACGCTTCTGGGTTTCACCCGAGGCCGTCACTACAGATTCGTTGCAGTACAACCCCGCCCGGTAAACATCATCGACATTGATAGTGACCAGGGGGGCATGAGCACGAAGGCCATAGCGGGGGTTCATCACCAGGTCATAGAAGACCCAGGCGGGGTTGTTGGTCCAGGCCTTTTTGAATGTCCCATCCCACGGTCCAGAGAAGGCGGCCGTACCGATCATCTCGGTATCATAATTGCTGGGAACATCGACCACCAAGCCGCGGTAGATGCCGTAGAAATCAGGAACGGAATTGAACTGGTCCGAGGATTTGCCGCTGATCACCACCATAGCCAGGTTGTCGTGGGTCAGGGTAGACGCCGTCATGCACTGGAAACTCTCCCAGGAGATTTCCGCCAGGGACTTGTAGGTCGTCGCCAAGGGGTCGTAGTCCGCCGTCCACTTGGTTACCCGGATCTCCCAGTCATCATCAGGATCCGGATCCACCTCAGGAAATACCAGAACATAATCATGAATCCAACCCGAGGTGGTCTTGCCGGTGACTGACAGAAAGCCGTAGTCGGGGTTGAAGTTGTCGCCTTCATAGTTGATGTAGGTGGTATCCGGCGCCTTGGACTTCTTGTACTCGATCTGAAAGAGCACGGTATTATTGACCACGCCGTCGTCGTTCTCGAAGTACAACTGGTTGATGGCGATCCGGACCTCGACCGCCGTGATGCGCCCACGCAGCTCGGGCGGGGTCAGTCGCTTGACCGGCGACTCCTTGGTGACGTTGACCCCCACGTCCTCGGTGTTACCCTGCCCACCGGTTCCCGTCAGGTCGATATCCACCTCACTGGCCTCCCCCGTATAGAGGGTAGCGGACAGGTCACGGAAATTGTCGGCATTGTCCTGCTTGCGAAGGGGGACATCTCCCACGAAGAAGTTGCGGAAATCATCTCCTACCACAGGGGTGAGGCCTTCGGGGGTTGCCAGACCTTCAATAGGCCCCTCGCCCAACGCCAGCACGATCTTGACGGCATCCCGCGAGAACAGGTTATCGTTGGTGTTGGTACGGGTCTTCTGCTTGGGGGCGCCACCGGCTCCCACCAGGTTGGTTTTATTCTGGGACATAATCTTCCGCGTCGATATCGAAGGACAGGAAATGACCTCCCAGCTTCACCTTGCCATAGGCGAGGGGGATCCGGGTGCCGTTGGCGACCGTGTTCTTGGTCGAGGACAGGAAGCGGCTTCGTTTCTCCCCGGAGACCGGGTCTGCTTTTGGGGCCTTGCTCATGTGCTGGAGCACTCCCCCAAGCACGAGGGAGACCCCGAGATTGAAGGCAAGTCCAGTTATAAGCCCCCCCTTCGCCAGAGCTGTCAACCCGAAGGGGGCAATCAGTGCGAACCCGATCAGCAGAGCCCCGATCACAATCTGGCGGGCGCTACCGCCGCCGGCGCCACCGTGGACAGGCGTCACCGTCAAGGTGTCGGTCGTCAGGGGATTATCCAAGTCATGCGGATATTGGAAGGGGGAGACCCGGACGAAGTGACGAACACCATCCTCTACCCGGAAGCCTGGGAAGTGCCCCAGCAATCCCAGCGCCTCGCGACCGGTCCGGGCGAAGACCTCCACCCCATTGGGGTACAGCTTCTTCAAGCGCCCTTCAAGCTTGATCAGGATCTTCATGCAGTAGCACCACCCCGTCTTCAACAAAATAGCACCAGGTCTCGCCGGCGCTGCCAACGATATAGTGCCACAAGTCTGGGTGTTGCAGGTATAGCAGATAATCCGGTGCGGAAAGATTCGCACTGGTTTTTGGGTGGGTATGCCAGGTGGCGATCGGCTTCAGGGCCAGGACCTGTTCGATGTCCATCTCGAAACCTTCCGTGGGGTTCGGGGATAGGTTGGGCAGTTCCACGATCGTCATGTCCTGGAGGATTACGCCGCAGCGTTCGACGTGGGGGTCCCAATACTCCTTCAGGTTCAGCATGGCGTCACGACCTTGTTCCGGAGGTGGGGGGGGAGCAGGTCCAGGAACACTTGCTTGGGTTGATTGCGCCGGTTCTGCTCTGTCACATCCGGGTGTCGGACGATCAGGGATAGCCGTTGTTGCCAGCGGGGGTCTAGCATCTCGGCGCTGCTGGGGCGTTGGTAAAGGTGATGCAGAAACTTCCGCTCCCCGATGTACACCCCGACATGATTGACCTGCCGGGAGGCCAGCATCATCAGCAAACCGTCTCCAGGTTCCAGCAGGGAGATGGGGGTGTTCACAATCTCGAAACCCTCGCGCCGGAAGTTGTCGGTCAACAGCAACAAGCCGGAATGGTCGAAACCGACTGGGCGGGCGTAGTTGCGAAGTGTCAGGCCGTACTCCCTCCGATAGAAATCACGAACCAGGCCGTAGCAGTCATGCCTACCGTCAAGGTAACGCCGGCCGAGGTAGTCCTGGAGGTTCATATCAGTTCAAGGTCACATAGGGGAATTCGGGGGCAATGAACTGCCGGGCGGGTAGGCTGTAATCCTGGCGGTCCATAGGGGCTCTGAGTTCCAGAACGATGGCGTCCTTGCTGAGCGAAGCGACACGCGAGACTTCCCAGAAGTTCCGGAGGTATGAGACACGGCCATCATGGAGATCCTGAATCAGCACCCGGTAGCGTGTAACCGAACCTTGGTAGACGAGCCCGCCCGCCACGATGGGGGAGAACAACCCCCCCAGGTTCGCCAATCGGAGTTGAGGCCGGTTGACCTCCCCCGTGGTCTTGGCGCCGAGGCCATTCAGTTCAACTGCCCAGTTTTCCCATTCGCTTCCCGCCCAGCTCACGTTGGGGTGGTTGGTCAACCGAACGACGGCCGAGGGATTGACGCGAACCTCATACAGGTCGACGTACGGGTCAGGGTTAAGGGTTCTGGCCTGTTCCTGATGTCTGGTCAGGTCAACTCCACGTTGCATCAGGGCATCTCCACCAGCAGGATTTCGACAGGGTCCGTCCAACCTCCACCATTAACCCTGCCGGAGGGGAGGGTGGGGGGCTCGGCGAACCGGACCTTGAGTCTACCATAGACGGGGTGGGGGAAGCAGAAGGCGGTGTTGTTCCGCCGAAGCTGGTAGAAGTATTCCAGACGACCGAGGTTATAGGCGGCACAGGTGGTCCAGTCTACCTCCCCTGCCGTGTTCAACCTCCACAACAAGGTTGGGAAGGTCAGACGGAACTTTCGCATCTCGGGTTTGGAAGGCCGGAGGGTGACGGAGTAGTTCCCACCCAGGGGGAGGGTGACGCCCTGCGGCTCGTACTCGGATGACACGGTGAAGCCCTGGAATTCGAAGATGTCCAGGTCACCCCAGCGGTCCGGGACGTAGACGCCGGATGTGCGGTTCCCACTGACTGTCTGGCTGTTGGGAACCTCAACCAGTGTGAGTTCCAGAGGGGCAAGATACCCGAGGCCTCCAGGGCGGCCCTCGGTGATCTTCAATGCTTCCCCGAAACGAACCTGGACGTCCCCCAGATTGGGGTGGTGGAACCAGAAGGGTTCGGCGGTCGTCTTGGTTCGGTAGAACCGTTCCAGGACAGCCATGTTCAGTTCCGGCCGGCAGTTGAGGTCTGGAAGGCCGTCAGTGTTCGGGAAGTAGCCCAAGGTGGGCAGCTTCACCTTGAACGTCCGGACAGGCGGGGCCTTGAGGGCCCCAGCGAACTGGTAACTCCGCCCGGTGGTGCCGACCGTGTTCAACTCCGAGATCGTCGTCTCCACCGTGTAGTACCGCGGGGGGAAGAACGGCTGGATATCAGCCACGGCCCATGGGGTCAGGCGCTCTGTCTTAAACAAAGCCCACCTCCAGGGTCAGGTTGGGGATCAGGAAAGTGTTACCATCGGTAACATTCTGGGGAGTTAACAGCTCCTGTTTCATCAGGAGGTTCCCAGCAGAGTCGAAGATCCCCACATGGGTAACCGCCGGCCATGTCTCCTCCGCCGGTCCGAAGACGAGCGGAGAGCTATTACGGGCCAGGATAGGTTCGGAGACGGTGACAGCGAAGGCTGAGGACTGACGGCTGTAGCCATCTCCGCTCAGCTCCGTCCCGCCGTTGTCCGTGAACAGGCCTACCGCCCCGCTGGCAACGCCGATCGTCCTGATCAGCATCTGCCGTTTGAAGTACACCTCGAAGGCCATGCTTTATGCTCCTACCTGAACCTGCTTGATCAATCGGCGGAGACTTCCGCCCCGGGCGATATTGTCGCTGACGGTGACGACGATGTCATCCTTGCTCATGCCAGTTTGTTGGTCAGGCGTCACAACCCAGACATTCACCAGGTTGTTGCCCCCGGTCTTCTCCTCAGACCCGGTTTTCTTGGTTCGCTCCTGACCCTGCCGAAGCGTGGCATTCGTCGTCCGATTGAGGCCGTTCAGGAAGTCCTCTCCAAGCGCCGAGGCTGCCGATTTCTGCAGGACGTACTCTCCAGGCATCAGCAGGGTGGGAACAGAGTCACGGGCGACCTGGCCTGGGACGAAGCCCCCGGAGGCCTTACGGATGAGTCCCCCGTTCCGGCTGTTGCCCAGAGTGTTCTTGAGGCCAGCGTTGGTGTTCCCGATCGCCTTTGACCCCCCTCCAAACATCGACAGCCCCATGTCGAGCAGGATGTTCATGAACTGCTCGGCGATCTTGTCCGTCAGGACCTTCAGCATCGAGGCGAGGATTCCACGAGCCATGTCTTCGAAAGCATCCTTCACATCCCCCGTCCGGCTTACAATCCGGCCCAAGGCATCGCTGATCGCCTGGGTGGCTCCCTCGACTCCGACCTTGAGTGCCGAGAACAGGGTCTCGAACTGATCGTTCTCCTGAGCGTAGCTCAACAGCAGCGCCTGCCGTTCCCGTTGGTAGCCTTCGACCTTCTCCTGCATCTTGTCGAGGGCCTCCTGACCCTTCTTGAAGGCTTCCACCGCCTTCTCGGCCTCCTCATTGATGGCGTTGACTTTCTCCTGATAGTTTGGACCGAGGTCTTCCCCGGTTGCCAGGCGGCGCTGGGTCTCCTGAAGCTGCTCCCGTTGTTTGGCCAGGGCCTGATCCCGATACATTTCCAGGAGCAGGTTGGTCTGAGCCTGGTCGTCACGCTCCCGCTTCAGGCCAGGGAGGGAGCTTCCCAGTAGGTTAGCCCGCTGACGCTTGGCTTCCTGCTGGCTCTTCAACAGTTCTCGCTGGGCGGCAGCGGCTTGCAGCTTGGCGGCGACCCGGGAGCGCAGGCTCAACGTCCCCATCTCGGTTGGGTAGGGGGAGTCCTGGTCGAACAACCGCTGGTCGGTCGAATAGCCACGGCCGCGGAGTTCCAGCACGGCGAGCCGATCCGAGAGCCTCCCCGTCTCTGCGTTTCCATAGGCCTTCTGGTCCTTCAGCTCCCGTTGGAGATCAGTGTCCAGCTTCTCGAAACGATCACTGGCGAGGGCTTGGAAGGCGTCGTCGAACAACTGTCCACTGTCTTTCAGGAGCTGGCGAAGCTTCTTCTTGGCCTCGGCATTGCCGGCGTTGGTCCGGGCGGAAAGCTCACGAAGCTCCATCTCCATCTCCCGCTGGACCTTCTCCGCGTTCTGTCGGCGTGTCGCCTCACTCACCTTGGCCCGTTTCTCTTCCAATGACCGAAGTTGCCCCTCCAGAGCCTGCCTAGAGGCGACGAGCTCGCTCAGCTTATCTGATTTTCTATCACGAATTGCCGGGTTAAGTTCCCCCTCCTGTTCCGCCTTGATGGCCTGCTCCTCCGCCTTGAGCGTATCAATCTGGGCCTTGAGCGTAGCCATGCGGTCCTTATCCTGCTGCTCCAGCAAAGGCTGCAGCTGGACCTCCAGTCGGCTCTTGGCCTTAGCCAGTTCTTGCAGTTCACGCTGGCGGGCCTGCTGGTCCCCCAGGTCGGAGTCGGGTATGGCTTTCAGGGCCTCCTGAACTTCCTTGGTCTTAGCTCCCAGGCGTTTGATCCAACCCTCCAGGAAGGGAATATCCTGAAAGCCCCCGGGGCGCTCATTGTTTTGGCTCTGGGCAATCAGGGCCTGGCTGGCAAGGTCGAATCCGGAGGAACCAGTGCCACGACGCTCTGTAACCAGATACTCGGAACGGATACGAGCTTGGGTATCTCGACCGATATTGCGGCCCGCCTGTTGCTTACCATGTATGGAGTCCAGCAGATCCATGATGGTGAGGGCATCTTCAAGCGACCTCTTCACGGTGGGGTCGCGGTTCAGCACAGGATCGCCCTGGTATTTCACCAGATCCCGCCGCAGGGTTCCGACGTCCTTGTAGGCCCCGATTCCCCCTGCTGGCATCAGACCACGGTTCTTGCTGGTGACAAGGCCTCGGACGGCTGCGAGGGCATCCGGGACACCCGTAGGCCCCCCTCCTCCGGGGATCACTAGGCCCTTGGCCAGCTCCTTGGCTTGGTTGTACTGCTTCTGGATCTCGAGCTTGTTGACTTCCTCCAGCGCCTGGCCTTCCGCCCGGATGTTCAGGACGTACTCAGCACTCAGGGTATCCCGCAGTGAGTTGAGCTTGTTGATCAACTCCGGGATGCTCTTGCCAGAGAGCTCGGACAGCGTCACCCCCTGGTCCTTGAACTGCTCCGCCAGGGAGCGGACATAGGTCTGGAGCTCTGAGGAATTCTTCGACAGCCGACCATACCGTTCCGACAAGGTCGTGACGGCCTCATCCAAACCCTCAATCTGCTGCTTGTTCTTGTCACCGGCTTCCGCGAAGGAATTGAGCTTGGTCTTGGCCTCATCCAAGGAGTCCTTCAGCTTCTCGGCATCAGACCGGAAGGCGCCGAAAGCTGAAGCCGCCAGGGCGATGCCGAGAATGATCGGGGTGAAACGAAGAAGTTGCATCCCCCGGAATAATACGGCGTTCCAGAGGGCCGCCCCCTTGGCCCCCGCTTCCAGTGCCGCCAGTCCGGCCTTCTGCTTTGCAAGAGCCAGAGTGGTCAGTGATGTAATCAAGAGCAGATTCCTAAGGCCCCCCGTCAGTTGGATAACACCTAACAGGGCGTTCGTCCCCGCCGCAACGGCGATGGTAGTAAGAGCAGCCCCAATGGCAGTGAATACCACCTTCAGGGTTGTTCCAGACTTGTCGACACTCTCGGCCATGTGAGCGATACCCGAGGTCATGTTCCGGATGACCAAGAGCAACGGCTTGAAACCCTCGGCGGCCAGGATCCCCAGGTTGGACTTCAGATGGTCATATTGGACAGCCAAGGACTCCATCTGAATCTGGTTCGCTTCCAGGGCGGCATTGGTGCCCTGGATGGCTTCCTGCATCTGGTGGAAGGTGTCGATGTTGTTCGATAAGGCGGCGAAGGCCGAGGCCGACCGGATCTGGAAGGCCTTGAAGGCATCCGCCGAGGTGAAGCCCTTGTCGATCAGGTTCCGCATTACCCCTTCGAAACCTTGGGCGCGGATGTCCACATCCGACATCGTGATACCTAGGCGGGTCAAGATCTCCTGGAAGTTCTGGGAGGGTTTCTGGATATCCACGAACAGTTGGCGGAGGCCGGTGCCGAGCGTGGACCCCGACCGGATACCGGCGTTGGCCATAGCCGACAACCCCGAGACCAGTTCGTCGAAGTTGACGCCGGCGTCGGCGGCGGCGTTACCCGCGTATTGCAGGCCAAGCGCCATCTTGTCGATGTCAAGTTTGGACCGGTTGAGGGCGGCCGTCAGCTTGTTGGCGACATCCTCCGATTGACTGGCACTGAGGTCGAAGACGGACAGGACCGAGGTCATGACGTCCACGGACTTCTTGAGCTCTGACCCGGAGGCGGTAGCCAACTGGATCACGGCCTTCATCGTGTGCTGGATTTCATTGACCGAGAGACCAGCCTGGGCCAGCAGGACGGATGCCTGGGCGACTTCGGCGGCGCTGAACTTGCTACCTTGGGCTACCTCGATGAGGGAGGTCTTCAGATCCACCATCTCATTGCGGGTGGCCGCGCTGATCGCCTGCAACTGCTTGAGGGCGGCGTCAAACTCGATAGCCGAGGAGACCGCACCAGAGAACAGGGACTGCAGGCCTCCCAGTACTTGATAGCCAGCCATCAGGCCGGCCTGGACAACCAGGGTGCTGGCGCCACCATCCCCAAATAGCCGATCGCGGGTATCCTGGCGGCGCATGGCGTTGATACGGGCACGATCCTGCGGGTCCTCTGCCTGCCGGGCCAGTACCTGTTTGTGGCGTTGCAGCTTCGCGATCAGCTCATCTTCCAGTCTGGCTTCTCGATGGAGCTGCTCCCCAATGGCTCGTTTCGCCCGCAGTTTTGCAGCGTCGATCTCCAGGCCTACCTGGGCCAGGGAGTTGATCTTGCGGACATCCACCTCGGAAGCCTTGCGGAGGGCGGCAAGCTCCACCTGTTTCTTGTAGGCGGCCGTGGCGGCTTGATGGGCGTCCTGCTGGGCGGCTCCCGAGGCACGGGCAGCCTTCCGCTCTTCTTCTCGGTCCTTGCGCTTGGTCTCTGCCCGACGTTTCTCCTCTTCCGTGATGCTCTGCAGTACACGCAGAGCGTCCTGAGCCTTGGCGGTGTTCCCAGCACCCTCACCAGCCAGGAAGCGTGAAGTCTGACCCTGCTTCAGGGCCTGGAGCTGGACATGGGCGAGGTTTTGAAGGTTGGGCAGGGTACTGGTGGTGAACTCGGACATCTTCAGGCGGCCCTTCTGGAGGTCGCTCAGAGCCTTCTCGGACTTGCTGGTGGTTTCAAGCTCTTTGATCCGAGCACGAATTGCGTTGAGACGTTCCTGCTCATCAATCTGGTCAAAGCCACGGCGCTTGCGAATCCCGGCGTACCGCTTCTCCTCCTGCAACCAGACGAGGTTTGTTGCTTTGGCGACATCATTCAAAGTGGGGATGAGCTTTTCGTTCTCGGCGCGAGCAATGTCCCGAAGAGTCCATCTCTGTTGAGCCGTAGTCTGTTTAGCCTTTTGCTCCCGCTCCCCGGGGCTCAGGGCCCGGCCGGCGCGAACGTCCCTGTCACGGTCGGCGGCCTTCCGCTTTTCCACCAGGGAGATTCCCTTCAGCGCCTCACGATTCTGTTCCCGGAGCAGGAACAGGGATTCCTTCGCGGCCTTGAGACGGGCACCGGTGCCCCTCCCCTGCTTGGCAAGGTGCATAGCCTCCAGCTCGCTGATGCTCCACTTGAGCTCCTGCTCAGTCTTGAGCTTCCGGATTTCAGCAGCCTTTAGCTCGCCGGCGCGGACGCGGAGGCGGAAGTTGTGCTCCAGCTGCTTGTCAGCCGCCTTGAGTTGGTCGATCTGTCCCTTGGCTATCCCCTGATTGGCGGCTTTGGTCAAAATCTTGTTGAGGTTAGCCTCTGCCGAAGACAGCTCCTTCCCGACCATGACGATGTGCTTGCCCGCCTCAATCGCGGCGTTCTGCACAATCTGGGCGGCCTTGATATGAACCTGTACCTCGGAAGCCAGTCCAATTCCTTTCTGCCCCGATGGGATCTCGAGGGCGATCTTGGTCCTCCCATGCAAGTCCGTCAGCAGGTTCTTTACCTTGAGCAGCAAGTCGATGGCCTTATCAAAGCCAACAGTCTCTACCTGCAACTCGGAGGTCATCTTCAGACCCGGGACGGGCTTCTCGTTCTCAGCCATCTTGGACTCCGGAGGGAACCTGTTACTTGAACAGGTTCCGGAACATTAACTGGGCCTCGGCCTGGGTCTTGGGGATGTTGGCCTCCGACCCACTCTTGGTTTCAGAGGCCTTCCCCCCTCCTAACGCTTGTGAGAGTAGGACAGCCAGGGTTTCGTATTGCTGGAGGTGTTCAATATGACGTTCGCCCACCCTCAACCGTAGGGTCATTGTAATGTCTCGATGCGAGTTCGACCAGAAAAGTTGTTCCAGCCGGGAGGGAACGACCTGGAAGGCCCAGCAGGTCAACTCCTCGAAGCTCAGCCCTTCGATCCATCCGTTGTAGACACTGAGCCCGCCTTCTGTTCTGCCAGAACCTTGTACCTGGCTTCCAGCCCCTTGGCGTTCTCCAGCGTCAGGACGAAAAAATCAATGATGTGCTCCGATACCCATGCCAGCAGGTCGGCGATGATCTGCGGGGAGAGCTGGATATCATCCACGTCCTGCGGGTGGAACTGCTTGGTGGCGGCGTCATACGTCCCCAGCAGGTGGGACATCACGGTGCCTTGGAGCATGGGGTCGAGGTAGACGGCCGGGAGGTTATCCGGTTCACCGACGATGGTGGACAGACGGTTCAGGAGGCCATAGGACATAAAGATCACGCGGCCGGTGGGGAGGCGAAAATCGGGGCTCAGGGGGGTGGTCATGGGGCGTCATCCAGAAATGGGAAAGCCCTGTCAGTCTACACTGACAGGGCTTTGAGGTGCAAACCGAACCGGCTTACTTCGGTGTCAGCAACATCGAGGAGGTGTTGCCGAACTCGGAAAAGGCCGCGTAGTGCTCATCGCTCGACAGCAGGTCGTAAACGGTCAATTCCAGGGGCATGTTCTGGAAGTCATTCGAGTTGAACGCCAGGTTGAAGCCCTTGGTTACCTTGACCTTCGGCAGCAAGATCACCACCTCGGAACAGTCAGCCAGGGTACCCACGATCTTGGCGGCAACGAAGGTATCGTTACAGGACGACGTCGGGCTCAGCGGGATCACGTTCATCTTGGCGACAGTGGCCCCTTGAGCGGGGGCACTGGGCAACGCCGCAACAGTCAGGGTGTTGGAGGCCACATTGGTGACCTTCCGAACAAACACCTGGTCATTCGTGCCGGTCTGGATCTTGATATAGTCACCAATGGTGATCCCGGTTGCAGAAAGAACAGGGATGCTGGTAGTGGTAGCCAAGGGGGCTACGGTCGTACTGGCGGTAACTTCCGCGGCAGCCGAGAAGCCTTCCATGCCCAAGGCATAGGTCAGGTTCTTACCGGTGTATTCATAGGCTTCCATGGTCGCCATGACCTTGTTACCGGTCTTGACCGAAAACACGACCTGGTTCTGGACGCCTTGCGTCAGCTCGGTATAACTCTGGTCAACCGTCAGGTTGAAGTTCTTGACGAGACCGATGGAATGGGTGGACGGGGCAAAGTTGAACAGAGCAACCGGGTCACCCAGCATCACCGTCGCGGTACCCAGCATGAGGGCAGTGGTTTTAGCTTCACCAGCCATGACTGTTCTCCGAAGTTGTGGCAGAAGGATTCTGGTGCCTCAATCATACTTGTGCTAGAGTCAAGAGGCAAATCTTTTGAGTCTTGTAAAGCTATGGCCAAGCCAGTTCTTGCTCCCACCACCATTCGCCTGCCTGAAGGCCTTATGGAAAAGATCGACGCCCGCGCTGCTTACTTCAAGAGAAGCCGGGCTCAAGAGATCCATTTCCTGCTGGAAACCTTCTTCAAAGGGGAGGGATGCTCTTCAGCTCCTGCATCTCCAGAGACTTCAACCGAACAATGATGAACCGGGCCGGGCGGACGCCGCCGGTTACCGGCATCAGCCGGGTTCCGTTCAAGATCGACATCAGGTTGGAGCGAACTCCAGTCTCGGCGTCGAGGTAGGGCAGAACGCTGGTCGGTTTCAATTCCTCGAACAGGTATCCCATCAGTTTCTTCAGACGCATGCCGTTGGTGTCGTCGTAGGTAGTGATGCCGATCAGGCATTCCACTTCCAGGACATGCTCATCCGCCGTGATGGACAGGTTGGAAATACCGATCAGATCCTCGGGAGGAAGCTCGTTTTCGTCCTGGACGGTGTCAAAGTCCCAGGGGGAGAGGCTCTGAGGGGTGATCCCCTGCAGCTCCACATTCTCCCCAAACCTCTTGCAGAAGTTGAGCAGGCTGGCGGAGATGTTCTCCAGGATGTTGGTGGCCATGATAGTCTCGGTTACCTGCGGGATTTCTGATAGGTCTCACGGATAGTAGCAGGTAACAGCTCGGTGATGAACCACCCCATGTAATCCTCGAATAGCGGCCGGTAAGGACGATGGGGTTTCCCATACCCCAGGAGTTTGGCTTGGGTATCCTCGTCACCCGGGAACATCCTCTTGACCGCGAACTCCGGTGGGGTATGGCGGTCCCAAGTCTTGCGAAGGCCGATCCTGAAGATTGGGTCAGAGGTCACCTCCACCACCCAGCCAGAGGTTATCTTGGCCTTACTGGCGAAACGTCCAAGAGCATCCCGGATGACCTTACGCTTCTGATAGCTCCCCTTAGCGTCCTTATGCCACGTTTCGTCTTCATAAGCCCGGGTAACCTGTACGTCCTCTGCCCGGAACAATCGGACATTCGCTCCGGGGATCGCCCTCTCCAGGTCCCCGGAGAACTTGAAGTAGTGGGGGGGCGCCAGGTGCTTCTTAAGCTCCTTCCTCTCAAGGTACCGGGGTGTCAGCTGAAGACCCTCACCGAGGTAGTCCATACGGTTGGAAGTCCTCATGGCAGGCAGGTCGGAACGAATAACCACCTTACGGCCTTCGTAGCCGATCCTATTGGCGGCAATCTCCTCTGCCACCTTACCCATCAGGTGACTGGCCCACTCGTTGAGCGCACTTGCCAGGGTCTGTTTTCTGGCTTTGGAATTCATCTCCTGGCTGGAGAGCTCGTCCATCCGGAGGACACTGCGATCGACCAGGGTTTCAAGCTCCCTCTCAATCAGGGATCTGAAGACCTCCTCTGGTTTCCCTGTGGGCGTCTTCGCCACCTTAGGTCTCCGCGATCAGGACGCCCTGCTCGGTGTAGACTCGCTGGATCTTCCGACCATCAAGAAGGTCCCCGGCCTGTACCGTGGCGCCGCAGACATAGCGAATGACTTCCCGTTCGAAGCCTCCCTTCATCTCCCCAGAGAAACCACGGGTAATCTTGCGGACCCAGATGTTGGAGAGGAATGTCGTCCCAATATCCACCAGCAGTCCTGTCACGGGGTCTGTCACCTTGGCACTCTGGATTCTCCACAGCACCTGGTCGGGGAGCGGGATCAGCCGAAAGGTCCTGAGACCTTCAGAGACGCTGTGAGGACTGAGGACATAGTGGGCCATGCCTTGGATGACGTGGTCTCCGGCTTCGGCAACGCTTTCGGCCGGCACTCTCAGGAGGCGGACAACTTCCTCAAAGGCCGTAATCTGCTTCTCAGGGTCATAGACCTCCCCAAGGAAGCAGGCGCTCACGCGGGTGACGTTGACCCAACGCTGTTGAAACCTGGTGAGAGCCTGGGATCGCATATTAAGCTCCCGTGATCGGATCAGTACGGGTTCCTACCAAGAACCGGGTCGGGTTGGTGACCAGGGTGGGGTCGGGGGCCGTCAGTTGATTGATCAGGTCATCCAGCTTGGCCTCCAGCTCCACCACCAGTTCCTTCGGATCAAACTTGGTCGCCCGGGTGAACTCAGAGTCTGCCGATACCGTACGCTGGGCGTACCTGGCTACCAGGCTGGTCGCCAGCAGGATCGCCGCCATGATGGCGAGGGCGTCATTCGCCCGCAAGGTGGCGACGGTACCAGCCTGGAGCAGGGTCGACAGGCTGGGCACCCAGGTCTGAAGCTCGTAGTAGGCCTGGTAGAGGTCGATCTCCTGATCCTCCAGCTCCTCGGGCAGCATCCCTAGATGCTTCCGGACGTCACCCTCGGTTACGGAGAACGTCAGGAACGGGGTCAACCGATAGGCTCGCTGCTGACTGTACGGGCGACCCTCGTGGAGGTACTTGAGGATCACATAGCGGGCTTCCAGCCCCCCCGGGGTTGCCGGCGAGTTCACCAGACCGGGGATGTTCAGTTCCAACTGGGTGGAAAGGACAGTCTGGGGCTGGTCGATGTACGGGGCGACACCGGCGCCGGCGTTGTCCCGGATGGTCAGGTAAACACTGCCGGCGTCGGGCACAATCGGGACACCCTCGACGAGGAATTCAGCCTTGTAGGTCAGGTCGGAACCCGATAGTACCCAGTTCTGCATGCGCCATTACTCCTTGGAGGAGGACTTCTTCGGAGCCTTCTTGGCAACAGGCTCAGCCGGGAACTCTTCAGCCTGCTTGAAGGCTTCCAGAGCCTTATCCAGATCCTTACCTGAGGACAGCCAAGCTTGGGCCCAAGCCCGGTCGGAGAAAGTCGGATCTTCAAGCAAGACCTCGATACGGCCACTGGAGATCCAGGATGACACCGCGGGGGTGACACGGAGGACGGTCGGTCGGAATGGGTCGACACATTGGCCGTTGGCGAAGAGGACAGTCTTCCCCACGAGTTTGGCGAGTACGGTCTGCATGGGGCTACGCTCCAGAAATAACAATGGGACCTTTCGGTCCCATTGTCGCCTGCTACCCCGTCGGGGTCAAGGCTTACGCCTTGGCCTTGACGTAGAAGCGGGTGTCCGGGAAGGACAGCTTGTAGCCGGTGTTCTCGCTGCGGACGTAGGTCACGACCTGGGTCGTGATGCTGCGCTCGGATTCAGCGATGATCGAGCCGGCCTCGACCAGTTCTTCCAGCGTCTCGGACTTCACGAAGGCCACGAAGAAGCCATCGGGGATCGTCGAGGACAGGACCACGTTGATGGCGCCGTTCATCACCGGAAGGTTGATGCTCGGAGCGCCGGCGGCGGCCAGGTTCTGGATGTCGGAAGCGGTGCCGATGTTCGTCTGGGCGAACATGAACATCATCTCGACATACAGGTCGAAGTTACAGGCGATCGTGTCGATCGGGTAACCCGCCTTCCACTGGGACATGATGAACTTGGCCAGGGCGCGGTAGTTATCCTTCAGCGTCTTTCCACCGAGGAAATCGGCACCGTAGGTGGCGAGATCAGCAGCGGTGGCTTGCGGGTTCACACCGTCACCGTCGATCAGCACGGAGGTGGCAGCCGCGACCTTGCTGATTTCCAGACGGCGGGCAACACGGGCCGCGAAGGGGGTGATGATGTCCAGGCTGGCGCGACGGTTGAATTCGTAGGTGAACTCATAGCCGGAGCCATGCTTGTACATACGCACCGAGTTCTGGCTGGTGCGAACAGCGCGAACCGGGATCTTGCCGCCTTCCGCGATCGTGAAGGTGCCGTCTTCACCCGCAGTGTCGTCCATCACGGTGGAGATCATTTCCACGCCGTTGATGGTACGAGACTGCGAGATCAGGGCAGCGGTGTTCTCGATCTGGTCCATGCGGCCGAGCTGCTTCAGCATGTCGTCCAGCACTTCCGGGAACATCGCACGGGTACCGGCGTAGGTCGCGAAGGTATCGGAAGCAGCCTGCAGCACGACGCCTTGCTCGAAGTCATTACCGAACGGGAGGTTCAGGTGACTCAGGGCGGCTTCGTAGCCATTCAGGCCGGCGGCCTGGTTGGCCTCGGCATGCTTGCCGGAACGGACATCGACCGCCAGGGTCAGGTAGTCACGAACGCTCAGGCCGGCATCGCGGGCCATGCGGACCAGCTTCTGGCCGTTCTCGGCCGATTCGTGGTTGGAGCTGGCCAGCAGGCCACCGACCACTTCCTCGACCGGCTTGCGGTGTTGAGCGATATCAGTCAAACGGGTCATGTTGGCAGCTCCTTACAGGAAGAGGACGACGGCGGTGCCGGCGGCCGGGATTTCGCAAACGCGGTTGCGGGAGTCGGTGCCAGCCTTGACGGAACCCGCCGTGGCAGAGCCAACAACAGAGTTACCGATGGCGATGACACCAGTGGTGTTCATCAGGAAACCCCCACGGGTTTCAACAGTACCGACTTTCAGCCCGGTCAGACCGCCTTCAACGCTGCGGTTTTCGAAGCTGTACAGGCGCCCGAGGATCAGGTCGCCGTCAGCAGCGATCTTCACCGTGTTGGCAGAGCCAGCCTTCAGGGAGACCGGCTTGCCGATGTCGGCGGACGTCATGGTAGAGTCCAGGACAAAAGTGTAGCGCGAGTCAGGTTGAGTTTGACCACGAAGGGTCACACCTGCACCGATAATAGCCATGGTTGTGGCCCTCCGTTAACGCTTGGTTTTGAACGCGGAACCACGCTTGGTCGGCTGTTCAGCCAGACCCTGCGCGGCGGCCCGCAGGTTATCGACCCCATCCAGCGGGATCTTGAACGGGTGAGCCGCCGGGGTCGGAGCAGCGACCTGGGAAGCCTTCAGTTCTTCGATCCGACCAGACAGGCCGTTGATTTCTTCCGCCTTGTCGGCGAGGCTGACAATGGCATCAACCTTATCACCAAACTTGGCGGTGACCTCGGCGGAAGCTTTCAGCGAGGTCAGCTCCTCGGCCTGGGCGGTGATGGTGGCCTGGGCGGTGGTCAGGGCAACGGCCTGTTCCTCCACCTTTGCGGTCAGGGCGGCGAGGCCGGCCTTCAGCTCTTCGATCTCTTTCATGTCGACCTCTTCCCCGAGTGTGGGGGATGCGAAAAGTGCTACTCGCTCAGGATTGTAACCGTCGGCGGCCAGGACTTCAAATTGACTTGCGAGCAACCGCTTGCGTTCCGCCAGCACCTTGGCTCCGGTGGAGGCCCCCTTGGACACCAGGGAGAGTTCCATCAGCTTCTTGAGCCCGGAAAGCTTCAGGTGGAAGTTCCCCTTGCCCAGCATGTGACCTTCAGGGCAACAACGGTCCCAAAGGGCGTCTTCATCGGAAAGGTAGTCGAAGTTACACTCGGAGCAGAGCAGCTTCTCGGCCATCATGCCGATTGAAACTTCCTCAATCACACCATTGTCGACCTTGGAGGCGAGGGTCTTGCCTTCCTCGGTCCCCTCATCGAGGTAGAACAGGGTGTGGAGCTGATCAGCCTGGTCCATCGGGTCCTTGGAGACACCGGCCTGGAACAGGCGGCCGACCGGCAGGCCTCCCCAGGGTTGGTCATGGACGAGGTGGAGGGGGACAAATTCCCCGGTATTGATCTTGTCCGCCGCGGCTTCCATCAGGTCACGCTCGACCGTGGCGCCGGAGTAGAGGCCTCGCTGGACAATCGGCCGGCTGGTGACCGCAATGGCTTCATAGACGGCCAGGTTGTCGAACTTGACATCGCCGCCGACCGACTTCTTGATAGCCGTCTTGAGTTCGTCGGTGATCGGAATACGCTTGGCCATCGCAGGCTACCTCGTTATGTTGCATGAATCGTACAGAGAAAGTCTTGACACCGTCAAGTCCCGCCTTACTTCTTGCCAACGCCATTGCTCTTGGCGGCATTGGACGCCTCCTTGGAGCTGACGCTACGGCCCAGCGGATCGGAGTTTGGCGTGACGGTCTCGGCGCCACCGGTGCCCTGAGCGTCCATGAAACCGGTTCCGGACAGGATCGGGGCGGAGTCCGGGCGGATACGGCCATACATCTCCAGGTGGTAGGTATCATCGTCGATGATGCCCAGCGAGAGGTCCTTCTTGAGACGATCTGCCTTCAGGACACGTTGGGGTTCCAGTTCGAGGTCGGGCCGCAATTCGACGGGACGGAAGCGGACCTTGACGTAGGACTGGGAGCCTGTCATCCGCAACACCATGGTGAAGATCCGGGACAGGATCTCAGCGATGGGTTGATTCAGCTCCTGGGCGGTCATCGAGAAGATGCGGGCTTCGACCGAGGCCGTATTCACCCCGGACTCTCCGCGACCCAGGATGGTGGAGACGGCGCGGAGACCGGCCTGGTTCTGGGCGTTGAGCGTCTTGATGATCGGGTCGATGTTCAGGCTCATCCCGGCCTTGCTCTCGTTCATCATCTTCGGCTCGATGGAGTCGGTGTGGACGAAAGGTTGGTCAGGGCGCAGGGTGCCGATCGCCGAGGTGATCTGGTTCAACTGCTGGGTGACGTAGACCTGGATCTTGTCCGGATCAGCCCGGATGCCCGGGGGAGCGTGTTTGACCAGGATGTCTTCGAGGACCGTGATCTCCATGCGGGGGTAGCCGGTGACCTGCATGATCCGGTACAGGTCGTTGATGACCTGCTGACGGGCGGCGATGGTATTGATCGCCGACACGAACGGACTGTTCGGATACAGGGTCGTGGGGTCCTGCCGGAAGTACGACACGAAGAACGTCGGGACATTCAGGTCGATCTCGGTGCCAGAGATGCTCTGGACCGGAGTGCGGGCACCGTTGGTACGCTCGTACCACCCCAGGGTAACAGGATCAACCTGGCGGATCTCGTTGAAGATCCCTTCCTTGGTGATCACGGCTTCAGCCGCCAGCATGCCTCGGAGCAGGAGCATATAACGCATGGACTCGGCCAGGGAGCTGAGCGAATGCCGGAACTCGAAGCCCTTGCTGTAGTCATACCTTTCGGTGAGCGTCATCAGGATCTGGTTCAGGGTCAACATCCCCGGTCGGTCAATCTGGTCGTTGACGTCGTAGACGACGATGACGGGGTCGGTATTGGCCGTGGTCAGGAAGGCGTTGGTCGCCGCCGAGGCGTCGGGATCCTGGACCATCAACAGCTTGATCAGGTCGCGGGCATCTGAAGCCTGTCGGGTGTCAAACAGGTCGGAGAGGTGGTCGCGGTAGGCGGGCGACGTCAGGACCGTGTCTGGCGAAGAGACATTATGCGTCGGCGTGATCGCCTTGGCCGCGGTTTTCTTCGGTGCGACCACGGAAACGGCCTTGCTGGCCAGGCCACCGGCGGCGAGGCGGGTGAACCAGGGTTGGTTTTGGGACATGGCGAAGCTACCTGCCGGGATGGTTGTCTGGGGGAATCTTAACAGGTGGCCGGAAAACAGGCCACCCGGTCGCTTTTGGCCGCTAATGCTCTGTGACTGTCACAAACGAAAAAATCTACCTTATATAAAATATCTCTCCTTGTAAATAATTCTCATTTACCTCCCTCTCTTCTCTCCCGAGACATAGAAAAAATCATTTGTACCAGTCACAGAGCTTTAGCGGCCAAAGATTAGGACTCTAACGAAGCCTGTTGAAACCCACCGTGGCCTGACGGCCCCTGGAAGGCCCCTGGCCGGCCCCGACGATCGAGGTAAGCCCTGACATGGTCGCCGTTGCTGTCGTGCCTGCCGGGGCCACCCAGACGGTCTGACGCTTGTCCAATGCCTGGGCGGACCCAGTGAACTCCCCCAGATAAAATCTTAATGCGGAGTATGCGAAAGTGATTGCATGGAAGTAGTGGTCCAGGGTCGAGGGTCCGCCGAGCTTCCGCCAAACCGCCGGTTTTTCTGGGGTTTCCTCTCGGACCATGTTCTTGAGATGGAGGTGGATCGTATCTTTCTGATCCCCATACCCTGAGAAGGTCACCCTCCCAGAGCGAACCAACTGGGCGACAGTGTCGATCGCCATGGTCCGGTTGATCTGGATGGTCTTGTCGCTTTCGCTCTTGTCGCTCAACTCCGCACCCCCCCGGTACTCATAGGGGACAACGATGCCCCCGGTAGCGTCATACAGGGCGTTTGCAGTAGGGGCAAAGGGGTGCCTATCCGTGCCACCAGCGACGACCAGGAAGTTCTGCTGGTACCACTTGACCCTCTCGATCAACAGCTCGACGGGGACAGGCTCGAAACAGACCACCTCCATGTCCTGGAGGCGGGGAGACCGACGGTCTCGAGGAGCCAGGACCGTGATGTGGCAGACGAGACCCAGGTCGATACCCAGAAACAGCGGGGTTCGGGTCGGATCGACATCGCGAAACCTGTCGGGGTGACCTTGCTCGAAACAGGCGTTGATCTGAACATCGGTGAGCCGGATGTCACCGTCCTCATAGGTCTCGCCGAGCACGGTGTTGTACCAGCCGCGCATGAACCCCTTCCGCTTGTACTCCAGCATCTTCTCGATGATGTACTTGGGCGACAGGGTGTTGACCGAGAAGGGTCGTACCCGGTAACCGCGGGCGTTGGTCCGGTGGGGGTGCAGGGCTACCCAGTTACGATTATCCCCCCGGCCGAGGTCCAGTTCGGAGCCACAACGCTCACAAGCCACGAAGGCGGTATCAAGGTCGATCCGGTTGTTGTCCAGGATAGCCTGGTCGATCCCGGTCAGGTCCACGGAGTCTGGCAGGCCCGGGAGGCGGACGAACTTCCGGGTGAACAGCGGCAACTGCCAGTGATTACAGCTGTCGCACTTGAGCAGATACTCATGCTGGTCGGAGACGGCATAGGTCTGGTCGATCCCATAGCCGGAAAAGGTCGGGGTCGAGAACTGCTGGCGCAACTTCCAGTCCGAGGCCTGCATCCGCGAGCTGAACAGGGCCAGGATGCCGGGGTCTGACAGGTCAACCTCGTCGTTGAAGACGGCGTCGGCCGGCGTGGAGGTTGCCTCACCCTCGGTGCAGGACGTCACCAACAGGAACGAGGATTCGATCTGGATGATCCCCACCGACCGGATCTGGGTCGTTCCGGCCTCCTTGGCCCGGTTGAACACACCATTTTCGGTGATCAGGGGCTGGATACGGGTCTGTGACGTCCGTTTTTGCATATCCTCGGATGGGAAGGTGAACAGCAGGGTCACCCCGCGGTTCCGGGTCACGAACGCCGCCGCCTTCCGGATTTGGGTTTCCGTTAATCCAATTTGTGATATTTTCGTTACACACAAATTGGGGTGCATGTCATCGACGATCTGCTTCTGAAACGGAAACTTCCGGAAGGAGAACGGTACACCACGCAGGGTCGTGTTCCGGCAAATCCACTCACTCATCGGCATGTTCGAAGCGTCGACCGAAAAGCGATTCTGGATCTCGTTGTACAGGGAGAGGGCGTAGGGGTTTGACATCGAGATCCTCCTAAAAAGCAGGTTGTTACAAACAGGAAATTTGACTGATACAGAAAATTACGTCGTAGGGGGTTCCCAGGGGCCGCCAAGGCAGATTAGCATAATTGACACCCGAGACGAAGCGGACCGAACCGCAAGAGACCACCATGACCAGTTCGATGTATCACCCACCCCTTGACCCCGCCACGATCCGGATGATCCCGGTACTGCGCCAGCAGGCCTCGGCGGCCGGCGGGGTTTCAAAATACCTGGAGGCTTCCCCCTATCACCCGGACCTTTTTCCGATCCTGAAGACCCTGCTGGTTGAAGGAAGCCCGGAGAAGGCCCCGGAAGCCCTCGGGGAGCTCAATGATGACGAGATCGACGCCATGCTGGGGGAAGGGGTGGAACGGGAACTGGCTGCCCTGTACGCGAAGCTGAAGCGTTATGGCAACACCCTGACCAGCGAACAGGGAAGCGAACAGGCTTCCTACTTCCGTGTCGCCACCAGCCTGATGACCAAGCTGGTCGATCTGATGGAGAAGTCCGCCAATATCAGCCAGGTCAATGCCTTCAAACAACGCACGATGCGGATCCTGTCGGACGTCATGACGCCGGATCAACGAAACGACTTCCTGGCCCAGATGAAGACGGAATTCGGGCTGGAAAGCCCGTAAAAGCCTCAAAAATCGCCCCCAAAGTGGCGAAAACCCGAATTATTTTGCCCAACACCCTCAAAATCGCAGGTAAAACCTCATGTCTTCCAACATCTTCCTGAGCACCGCCCCGGCCTATTTTGCCGCCAATATCCCCGTAATCCCGCTTTTTTCGCAGGAAAAACGCCCCATCCCCCAGGGCTGGAACCGCTTTGCGGAGGAGATGCCGGGGGTCGATGAGCAACAAGCCTGGCTTGACCAGTATCCCGACGGCAATATCGGCCTGGTCCTGGGTAAATGTTCCCGTGTCAGCGTCATGGATATCGACACCGATGATCAGAAATTGATCAATATGATCCTGAAGGAGCTGCCGGAGTCCCCGTGGGTCCGGGTGGGCAAGAAGGGAATGGTCATCGCCTTCCGGTACAACGGCGTCAAGACCTTCCGCATCAAGACCGCCGATGGCAAATCGGTCTGTGAGTACCTTTCCGACCGAACCCAGGTTGTCCTGCCCCCCAGTATCCACCCGGATACGAAACGGCCCTATACGGCCAACTGTGAGCTCCTGGACGTCTACGAAAAGCTCCCCGAATGCCCCAAGGACCTGGAAGAGCGTCTGCGGGCCGGCCTGGAAAAAGAGGGTCTGAAACTTTCCAGTTCCGGTTGGAGCCGCGTGACGGAATTCGTGGCGCCTGGGATGCGGGATATCAACCTGACGGAGAAGGCCGGCCTGTTTGCCTATGCCGTCCTGCGGGGGGAACGGACGCTCAAGGAAGCCGTCGGGATGTTGGAATCCTACAACGAGGAGTTTGTGCAAAACGTCGCCGGCGACCCGGTGGATGTGCAAAAGCATGTCCGAAACCTGGTCGGTTTCCTTCGCCGGGATGTCATGGAAAAGAAAAAGATCCTGCCGGAGAGCTGGGATGAGGGCCTGAGCGAGGAAGACAAGCAACGTCTTGGCTGTGATTTTACGGCCGACATGGAAGAGTGGCGCCTTGACCAGATTCTTGAGTTCCTGCGGACGGAGTTTGAGCGCGACGGCGGCAAGGGTGACATCGCCATGGCCGCGGTGGAGAAGATCCTGTTGAAGATGGGAAGCTCAAAGAACCTCACCGAGCTCGACAAGGACCGGATCATGTCCTACATGACCAAGACCGGTCAGGTGGGCGTGACAGTGGCGGGGTTGCGGCGCCACCTCAAGAAGCTGAATGAAGCGGAAACGATGCAAGGCACCAATCACTCGGAGATTGCCAGGGCCTTCATTGAGGACCTCCAGGCGCTGCACCCCGTCTGCTATGGGGCCGGCAAGTTCTGGAAGTACAACGGCGCCTACTGGGAACAGCTTCAGGACGGTCGCCTGCAGGCCATGATATCGGAGAATTATGGACACATGGCGGCCTGCCGGAAGCATGGCGACATCAAGGGCATCCGCCAGCTGGTGGCGGACCTTCTGCCGCAAGGACTCCCTGAACTCGGGTCGGATGTGATGACGATCAACTTCGCCAACGGGGTGTTGGTGATGACGAGGGCCGGTTCGTTCCGCCTGGAAGAGCACAGCCCTGATTTTGGTCTGACGTACGTCCTGCCTTTCCGCTATATCGAGTCGGAAGAACGGGATCTCCTGAAGACGGCGCCGATGTTTGCCAAGTTCCTGGAGGACTGCTGGGGCGCCGACCGGGATTACGCGGAGAAGGTCAAGGCCTTGCAGGAAATGCTGGCCGTTACCCTGTTTGGCCAGGGTTCCCAGTTCCAGCGCGTTTTCCTTCTGCATGGTGTGCCGGCCTCGGGCAAGAGCCAGTTGCTGCGGATCGTTCAGATGATGCTTCCTGAAGAAGCAAAGTCGGCGATCAACCCTGCCGACTGGAATGATCGCTTTGCGCCGGTAGGCATGCACAAGAAGCTGCTCAACATTGCCGGTGAGCTCTCCGATAAACGGCGGATTGATGGTCAGCGTTTCAAGGATATCGTTGATGGCTCCGATATCATGGGTCAATACAAAGGCCAGGACGTGTTCCGGATGTCGATCACCTGCACTCACTGGTTCGCGGCCAACCATCTGCCCAAGACCGAGGACACATCGGAGGGCTTTACACGGCGGTGGTTGGTCCTGGACTTCCGGAAGAGCGTTGCCGAAAAGGACCGGAGGGCCGGTTTTGGGGATGAAATCGGAGCCCTTGAACGTGAAGCGATCGCGGCGTGGGCGGTGTTGGGGATGGTGAGGTTGCTCGGGAACAATACCTACACCCTGCCGGCCACGCATTCGGAATTGGTGAATGAGATGGCGAACCTGAACAACATTGTCCGCGCCTTCATCGTGGGTTGCCGCGAGATCGTGGTTGGGCAAGGTGGTGAAACCGCGGAAATGAAGCTCTACGAATTGTTTTGGGCCTATAACCTGGCCGTTACCCAGCAGAGAGCCCTTCCCGTTCCCGAGTTCCGTGCCAAGATGCGCGAGCTCGCGATGGCCTATGGGATGGATGTCCGGACGACACCTGAAGGAAAGACGATGTACGGTGGCGTCAAGATCGGGAAGCGGTGAGGGGAGGTGGCGGGGGGGGTGCTGGGGAGGGTGCTGGGGAGGGAGCTGGGGAGGGAGCTGGGGACCGGGAGGGCGCTGGGGACCGGGAGGGCGCTGGGGCGGGAGCTCTGCACCTTTGCCTGGTTTGTGAAACGGGGGTGGGGGTGGTTCAAAGCGCACCGCCTGAAAAACGAAAAATTCCACAGAGGTTTTTGCGGCATGGTGGCGTGCGCGAATAGCATACCTGTAAAAAAGTGTCTACCCCTCCCGCCTTTTTTTTTGTAACAGAATGTGTGGCCATGCCCCAATATAGTGCACAACAGGCATTGTCCGACAAGATTACGACTAGAATTGCGACATATACCCCCCCTACACCTATGTCATGCCAATCTTGCTTTGCCGTTCATCCGCCTTTTTATACCGTTTGTCGGTGATAATGCCCTACGTTTCCCAGCTAAGCCCTAGCCCTAGCCCTAGCCCCAGCACAAACGCCCAAAAATAGGGCAAGAATTGTATGTTTTTTAATCCAGCAAGCTCTTTTGCTACATTTTGGTGCATGTTTTTATACCCTACCCTGTATAGTGTCGGCAATTTTCCCTTATGAATCAATGACTTACAAAAACCGACAAGGTTGGCCCATGCTTTGCAACTATTCTGCTGGGCAATTTCCGCCCAGCCCGCCAAGCGCCAAGCGCCAAGCGGGAAACCAGCAAAAAGTGCAGATTGCACTTTTCACTAGAGAGAGTGACAAACCATGCAAGTAACTATCGAGACACTGGCGCTTATTCGCGCTGCTGATGAAGCTGCTGTTAACGCCAACAAATCAGGCGTCAAAGCAATCATGGAATTGATCGGCGAACTTCTCGGCGAAAAGTTTAAACACGGGGCAGCTGTGGAGTTGGCGGCCATCCTGAAAGATGGCAAGGTAGCGCCACATTCTGCAAAACGGTACGCTGACATTACCGTCATGGCCTGTAAGGCCATAGAACATCAAGGAAACCTTGCGGCCGCAAAAGCTAAGCAGTTCGCCAACCCAACCGCAAAAATGGATAGCATTAAGGCTAGTATGGCAGAGTTGAGGGGTATGGCTAGTATGGCAAAGGTCCGCCAGTGGTCGAAAGAAAACGGGCCTAAGGTCGACAAGGCACCGGCACCGGCCCCGGCTGAAGATCCGGCCCCGGCCCCAGCCCCAGCCAGCATTGAAGCAACTGGGCAACTTCGTGAAATTCGCGAAGTTATCACCATGATCAATTCCGGGCAAATCACTACCATGGAAGGTCTGGCGACGATCGCCACGATCGCCGGCCTCCAGTTGGCCGCCCCGGCCCCGGCCCCGGCCCCGGCCCCGGCCCCGGCCCCGGCCCCAACTAAAACGGCTCGGACCCGCGCCAAGCAGGTCGCCTAACCAACCGACGCGCCACCTTGCAAGGTGGCGCACGACAAAAGGGCAGTCCATGCGACTGTCTTTTTGTCGTGCGCCTGTGACGCATGGCGAAAAGTGCAGTTGCACTTTTGATCTTCCAGAAAATCCGGCAATTCCGGTCTTTCTAGGGTTTCCAGAGTCCGGAGATTTTGACATTTCCGGCCTTTCTGGAATTTCCGAAAAGTGCAATTGCACTTTTGGCCCTAGATTCCGGCAATTCCGGTCTTTCTAGGGTTTCCAGAGTCCGGAGATTTTGACATTTCCGGCCTTTCTGGAATTTCCGAAAAGTGCAGTTGCACTTTTGTGGTCGAAGGCTTTTAACCCTGTCGATCCAGCCAAGGTTGGCGAATTTCTTTAGAAGACCCTGCCGCGACGGTGTCGCTCATAGGTGGGGGGTAGTGATCACGCTGGGGCCTGACTGTAGCCCAAAAGTAACGAGATAAGCGCGTTACCCCCAAAAGTGCAACTGCACTTTTGGCTCGAAACTTGTTAGTAAGGTAAGTGCGCGGTTCTTGTGACTTTTCGGGGTGGAGATACCCTGTTAGGGCTGGGATAGCGTTGCTGGTCGGTAGTGGCTTGGAGAGTGTTAGCTGTCAAAGGCGAACCATACGGGTTTTTGACGTAGGGACATGCAGCACCAAGTGATACGGGTTACGCCCCACTATGACGATGGCAACGTAATACAGCCGAAAGCTCACAAGGCCGTTACCGCAGGGTAGGACAAGCCCCATGTGCGTCGTGGTTTTAACCGCGTCATGGCGACCAGTCCGGTCCACGTTTCACCGTTCAGGCGGGGTTCGTGGGCTGGTAGCGCGTGGGAGGCGTCCTAACAGCGACTGCGGAGAGGATTGGGAACCCTCTTGAACGCCTTGATACCAGGGTTTTCAAGAGGGTTTCCAAAAGTGCAATTGCACTTTTCCCAAACTGGAGTAACAAACGATGCTGAATCTGACACCGCACACCATCAACGTCGTCGACGGCACCGACGGCGAAACCATCCATACCATCGCCCCCAGCGGCCAGGTCGCACGGGTTTCGACCCGTGCAGTCCCGCAGGGCACCCTCGGACTCCCCGGTGGGGTTGTCCTCCCCGTCGTTTCCACGCTGTACGGGGACGTGGAAGGAATTCCCCCGGTCGGGGGCGAGAAATTTCTCGTCTCCAGCCTCGTGCTGGACCGTCTGGGTGTCGAGTATCGGGGGCAGGCGTTTGCCCCCGACACCGGCCCGAGCGCCGTCCGCAAGGACGGCCAGGTTGTCGCCGTCCGGCAATTCCGGACGGTGTAACGACCGTTACACCGCCTGTAATGGGTATTACAGGCGGTGTTACCTGAGGATCCTCTTGAGCGCCTTGAGTCCAGGGCGTTCAAGAGGGTTCCCAGAAAAGTGCAATTGCACTTTTCGGTTTTCCGAATGTCCGAAAATCACACCTATTTGGGGTGATTTTTGGGTGTTTTCGGAAAAGTCAAGATGTTTGACAAACACCCCCGAAGTATGACATCCGCGCAGGTGTGCGCCCGCTCATCTACCCTGGCCGGGTGGGAAGGGACCCTAGTTTCGGTTTTAAGAGGTTTTGAGGCCGGGATAGGGCGAGACATGGGTCGGGGAAGGCGTCGGGAAGGCGTCTGGGAGCGTTTTTAAGGCAGGGAAAGTGGACGGGGTGGGCGAGGGTGGCGGGAAGGGCCATCAGGGGTCCAGAATGGCCTAGCAGGGACACTTTAATTGCTGTATGAGTGTCTATTATTTCTTTGATTCTTTCGAGTCTCGTCGGAAAAATTCAATTGTAACTTTTTGTAAATTTACAATCCAGTTACAATTGAAGAAATTTTCGTATGAGGCAAAAAAAAACGTTTGTAACATAAACTAAACAAGTGTTTGACTTAGGCCTCAAACCCTTGTGTCCCAACGCCCACACCCTCCCGAGCGCCCGCTTGGTTGGCGTCAAATGTTAAAATGCGAAATTGACCAAAATCGCCAAACTGGTCATTTTCTGCACACTTGGTACGACCGTACCAGCTTTTTACCTTGACATCGTCCGATGTCAAGGTCGGCGATTTTTCCTCTGGATGACATCGTCCGATGTCAAGGTCGTGAACCTTGACATCGGACGATGTCGAGAAATAAATTTTCCGAACGACCTCTAACCGTTCGTCGGAAAATTTCTACCGTTCGTCGGCCACCAAAAGTGCAATTGCACTTTTCCGACCCCCGCCGTAACCACCGCAGACCTCCCCGGCCATGCTTACGCATGGCCGGGAACGGGAGCCAGGTTATAGCCCCGGCCCCTAGGTTATAGCCCCGGCCTCAAGGCCACAGAAAAGTGCAATTGCACTTTTCCAGCCCACTCGTTTCACATTTTTAGAAACAGGTAACAAACCATGACCATCCTCGCTCAAATCGCCCAAATCCTTGCCATCCCAGCCCCTCAGTTCCACCAAGGAATCAACCAAGGCCGCAAACCAGTCAAACTGGCCTGTTCACTCGGGGCGTCCTACGAGGCCGCCGAACTCTTGGCCCCTCTGACCATCGCCGTTACCGCCGACCAAATCGACGAGGCCTATGCCTCGCCGGTTAAGTCCTGTATGCAAAACAAACCAGTCGGGCGTTACTATGCTCAACTGGGCGTCACCTGCCTCTATTCGGCCAACTTCCGGGCATTGATCATGCCCCACCCCACCACACCCGGCCTTTGGGTCACCCCACGGGCTTATGGGGTGCATGGCGACCGCATCACCAAGCTCCTCTCCCCCGTTCTCGTGATCTCCCCCGAATTGTTTTCCCAAGCTCTCCCAAAGGAGGAGTGGGTCGAGGACCACTCGACCCGGGAACTCGTAGCCCTCGGGGTCTACGAGTACACGGCCACGTATGGGCAACCCATGCCCGCCTACCCCTTCAGCATCCTTGATTTCGCACTGTCAGCGGGGCCTTTCCCCCGCTACGACTTCGAGGCCCCTGAACTTTGGGCGCGGCTGTACGCCGACGTCGCCGAAAGATTCTTCGAGAACCAGGACCGCATCCGGAAAGCCAACCGGGTCGACGACCTGCCAATGTCCCTGACCACCCATCTCCGGGACGCTCAGGGTCGGCGGGTCGAGTTCCGCGCCTTCCGGGCGAAACTGAAGAGCCGCACCGTAACGCCCCCCAAGTACCGGGTGAAGTATCCGACCCCGCTGTATTTTTCGAGGGTCAAGGCCCCCAAGACGGGCTTCACCCCGTACCCTGACTACCCGCAGCCCGAGCAGTACGGAATCCCCCTCCCCGCCTTCCACGGCGTGGCGGATCTTCCCGACCCATGGGAAGACCGGGCATATGCGGAGGAAGCCCGCTTCGAGGGGTATCGTTACTGATACCCCCCTTTCCGAAAAGTGCAATTGCACTTTTCCCTCTACCGGTTTCACATTTTTAGAAACCAACCCCCACCTGAAAGGTAACAAACCATGAAAACCGCAATCCTGCTTGCCCTCATGCTGGCCACGGTCACCGCCGTCCTTTTCACCTTCACGGTGCTGGCCATCCAGCACCACGCCCCGGTCGGTCTCATCATCCCGGCCACCTTCCTGACCGCCCTTAGCGCCTACACCACGGTCTTCATGCCGTGCGGGTACTATGTGGCCAACAAAACCGAAAAGTTCAATTGAACTTTTCCCGAACTGGAGTAACCAGCCATGATCAAGCATGATTTCAACAACCATACCGTCAGGATCAACCAGACCCTGACCATCAGCGAGCTGTTCCAACTGGCTCGGGAAACCGCTGCCCAATACGCCACCTCCCGGATCCTCCTGTCCTCCCCCGGCATGGTGAAAAACTATGTCATCTCCTGGCTCCAGGGTAACGAACACGAGATTTTTGGTGTCCTCTTTCTGGACACCCAAAACTGCCTCATCGAGGCCAATCCGATGTTCACCGGGACGATTGATTCCTGCGCGGTGTACTGCCGCGAAGTGGTAAAGCAAGCGTTGAAACTCAACGCGGCGGCCGTCATTTTTACGCACAACCACCCGTCCGGTAATCCGGAGCCGTCGGGCGCTGACCGGGCGATCACGGAACGGCTCAAATCCGCACTCGCCCTGATCGACGTGCGGGTGCTCGATCACATCGTGGTCGGTTCCGGCGGCGAGACCACCAGCCTGGCCGAGCGAGGCTGGATCTAACCCAACCCCAACCCCAACCCCAACCCCCAACCCCCCACCGAAAAGTGCAATTGCACTTTTCCAAACTCCCTCAAGAGGTAACAAACCATGTTCACATCCACCAGCACCGCCCTGCCGATCTCCAACACGGCTCTGGCAGCCCGTATGTCGATCTTCATCGCCAAGGGCTTCCTGTCCTCTCCGGATTTCCCAGAGGCCTCTCAGGCCGCCAAGGAGCAATTCGGCTATGGCGAGGACTCCCTCCTCGAATGCTTGCTCCACCCGGCAACCCTGCTGGCCGAGCAATACGACACCCACGACGACCATCCGGGCGTCTTTGAATACGAGGTCGCCGAACCCCTCGGCAAGTGGATTGCAGCGTATCTGGCCCTCCCCGAGACCGATGGGTCCATCGAGTGGGCTGTCCTGATCGAAAAGATCCAGATCCTGACGGACCGGTTCTTCAACTTCCGAAACACCATGACTCCGTCGGAAGACGCGGCGATAGAAAGCCTACGCAAGGCAGGATTTGCCGTGGTGGTCTGGAGTCCTCGCGAGTTGCGTGGGGTCTCCCCGAAGTCCCTCGAAAGCCGCGTCGTGCAGCACGGCAACGAGGTGATCGAAGACCTCTGCCGTTAATCCCTGACCTTCCGGGCTTCTAACTTTTAGAACCCCTGAACCTGAACCTGAAAAGTGCAATTGCACTTTTCCAAACCCCCCTAAGAGGTAACAAGCCATGTCCATCAACGAAACCATCTACCGCACCACCGACTTCCACGTCGTCGTCCGTCATGACGACGACCCCCAATCCCCGTTCGACTTCGAGCTGGGTTTCGAGTTCCATTTCGGAATCCGTCGGCGTCTCGAAACTACCTCAGCCAACTGCCCCAAGCCTAACCACCCCAACTACTGGTTCTTTCCGGTCTATGGCTACGTCCATTCGGGTGTTGCCCTGTCCCTGAAACCTTTCTCCTGCCCTTGGGATTCTGGTATGGCGGGCTACGTCGCCGTCAAACGTCCGTCCCGTGGGGGCGAATGGCGGACCCGCAAGGCCTTCCTGGCTTACCTCGAAGCCTATATCGAGACCTTCAACGCCTATCTGGCCGGGGACTGTTATGGCTATGAGGTTGTGGAAACCGCCACGAACGAGGTCGTGGACTCCTGTTGGGGTTTCATCGGGTTCGATCATACGACCTCGGGCTTGTATGAGGCCGGTAAATCCTCCTGCGTCTACTTTCAGGAGGCGCACAACAAAACGTAACAAAAAGTGCAATTGCACTTTTCTGTTTTCCCTTACACTTTCATCCAGAGGTAACAAACCATGAACAAGATCTTCGCAACCGTTTCCCTGACCACCATCCTCGCCCACTGCCCTTGCTCTCCCGGACTTGAAGCCTTCAAGCGCAAATTTGGTCATCTCGATCCTAATACCCCTGTCCCCCTCATCGCTTGCCTGGACTCCAATTCCGTTCAGGATGTTATTTGGGCACTCAGGGCTGTCCATCAGGATATTTCGGACATCATTCCCCTCCTCGCCGCTGACTTCGCGGAATCCGCCCTTCGCATCTTTGAGGAAAAATTCCCAGACGACGACCGTCCTCGGAAGGCAATCGAGGCGGCGAGGTCGGGGGATAAGGAAGAGGCCAGACACGCCGCCAGAGCCGCCGACGCCGCCTACACCGCCGCCTACGACGCCGCCTACACTGCCGACGCTGCCGCCCACGCCGCTGCCGCTGCCTACAACGCCGCCGCTGCTGCCGCTGCCGCCCCCGCCTCCACCGCGTCATCCTTTGCCGTCTTCGCGGCGGCCTACGCCACCGACACCGTCGCCTTCACCTCCTTCGCCGACGCCGAGCGTTCCAGACAAGCGGAAGTCCTCCGCAAGTATTTTTCCAACCAGGAGTAATCCCTCATGGCCTTTTGCAACGACCTCGTCCCCGTCCCGCTCGACACGCCCTTTGTCCTTTTCCAGCGTCTCGCGGAATCCGGTCGGCTGTTTTTTTACGACGACCATATCCAGATCCTGGCCATCGTCCGTTCCAACCTGGCCGACCGTCCGGGGTACTTCGCCCTGTGCTTGAACCGGGACAGCCAGACCGTAACGGCCAATTACTACAAGTTCCTCGGGCGGGCCTTCCTGACCCACCCGGACAACCTCAACGCCATGCACGAACTGACCGACTTCGAGGTCGAACGCATCGGATACCTCAAAAACCATTGGGTCATGCCAATGGTTCCGGCCACGTCCATGCACCCGGCGGTCCATGACCGGCTCGACGAGATCGAGGAGCTGCTCGAGGCCAATATGCCGAGCATCTCTGAACTCTAACCCCCACGGCAAAAGTGCAATTGCACTTTTCGCCAAACTCGTTTCTAACTTTTAGAAGGTATCAACCCATGACCAATCTCATCGTCCTCAATGAAG